CTATTTCTTCTTTGTTTTCTTGTCGTTATCGTTACCTCCGCCAAGCGCTTGTACGCGTCCTGTACGGAGAGCCTCTTGTACCTTGTCCGTCGCGTTCTCGTCATGCATGTAGGTTTTCTGCATCAGCGCGCGGTCTGACCAGCGTCCAGCCTTTGCCACTGTGGCGGCGTCGAGCTTGTGCCTGACGAGCATTTCCGTAGCGAAGCCATGGCGCCCGGCGGCGTGCGGCATGATCTCTTCGATGCCGGCTTTCTTGCACGCGGTCTTCCATGCCTTGTAGACGCCGTCCTTAGCCTGATAGCCGAACACGCGATGTTCCTTCGGCCGCGTCTTGCCATGCGGGCCCTTGCGCGGTCGCCTTGGCTTGAGGTTCGCCAGTTCGATAACGAGGTCCATGGAGATCGTCACCCATTGGGCTTCAGTCCCCTTGGCCTCTGGCATCCAGACTTGCGCGTTCTGCAGATCCAGATCAGCCGGGGTAATAGCGGCGGCCTGACTGATGCGGGCGCCCGTCTCGAACATGAATAGCGCCATGGCCCCGAGGTACGGGTTCGCCTTCGCGCGGAATGCGAGAATCCATTCCCATGATCCGGGGGTTTTCTCGACGCGGCTTGACTTTCCTCTTGCTCGATCCTGATCCAGCCGCTCCTGCTTGGAATAGGTTGTGACCCTGATCGGCGGGCATTTGCCGAGGCGGTGCGCATTGTTGATGACGGCTCTGACCGGTGTCACGACATGGCGCTGCCAGGAATCGGTCGAGCTGTTCGGGTAGAGCTTTGGCCCTAGGTTGCTAACCTCCTGCGGGGTTATCTTCGCAACTGGCCTGTCCCCGATCAGCGGAACGATTTTCAACAGGTCTGCTGCCTCCAGCGTACCTGCCGGATACAGCAATACGGCCTCCGAAAACGTTATGGCCTGCTCTTCGCCAATGTAATGACGTTTGAACTCTTGCTCTTCGAATCGTGCGATTTCGCGGTAGGCTTCGCCTTTGTCTGCCGCTGAAGGTATGCCAGAGCTTTGTCGGTAGTATTTGCCGCCCGGTATCCTGTCGATCCGGCCCTTGAACCACCACCATCCATTTCGCTCGTAGAGTTCGAGTGGCACTGTGATGGCTCCTGAAAAATAGTGTCGATGTGCTCGGGCATGATTATCATCGTTTTCCCGAACATTCGGCAAGCACCCGCCTTGCGCGCGGTATGGCGAAGGGCGCGGGCGGATATGGATATGCCGCGCTGTGCGAACTCGGCAACCCATTCCTCTGGGGTTCTGCCTATGTCGAGAATGGCGCTATTGGTCATCCGGCGCCTCCCGCGTCATGCGACCATTGATGCGATCACACCAATCGAGATACGCCCATCGGTCAGCCAGCGGCGAGCGTTCGCGGCAGGAGTTCGCGTCTATCTCTCGGTCTGTCGTGCGGTTGATCCGGTCGATGAACGCGCGGTATGCCTCAAAGTCGGTCGTGTCCCTCATTCCCGCCCCTCCGCCTGTAGGGCTGCGCGGCCGGCTGGGGTGATGCGGTAGTTGGGGCCGCGCGTGCAAAGGCCTCGGTCGGCCAGAAACTCCAGTGCCGCTGACATTGCCGCGCCCCATGGCAATTCGGGGCCGCCGTCCATCATTCTCAGGACTTCGATTTCGTATTCGCACAGCTTAGGCATCACGCCCTCCTGCTTCGAGAGCGCGGAGAGCCGCGATGCTGCGCGCGCGTCGTTCTGGCGAAAGCGTGTGGTCGCCAGCCCAATAGGTCGAATCGCGTCCGCCTTTGGACGTGTAGATGACCTTGGTGCCGGCATCATTGACCCGGATAGACGCATAGAAGCGGTCAGGCTTAAACAGAGCAATCTCAACCAAGATGTCTGTTTTGTTGCACGGCTTCGTCAGCCCCTCCAGTCTCGCAATAAGGTCAGAGGTCATTGGTGGCTCCTTCGGCTTTGGAGATGGCGGCGCGCACCACTTGCAGAACGCGCTCCTGCTCTTTGTCTGCGGGTGGAACCTGATAGAGCTCGCCTTCCGCCTCTTTCAGCGCCGCCAGCATGTCCGCTGCGGCATCACGAATGCGCTGGTCGCGTGCAAATGCCGCACGGCTGTTCGCAAAGAAGCGCCTGAACTCGTCGCGATCGTGCGTGCATTCCTCGTTCGGGCAGAAATCCTCCCAGACTGGAGCGCCAGTGTTCTCGCGTGGGGTACCGCATGACGGGCAAAGCCTCGGAGCATGCTTGTTGTTCGGTTCGGTCCCCATCTCACGCGCCTCCCTTCGGCCGGGAGGAGAGCGGAGCGGCGGGGAGAGACTGCCAAAACGATGGCAGATGATAGTTGGCCTCCCTCACCGGGTCGGTGTGATAGTCGCCATGGCTCGTCCCGGCCCACCACCAATCTCCACCAGCGTAATTCTCTGGGTCGAAATAGGCCTCTCCGATGATGTAATCGTCCATGTCCTTGGTCGGAACGGCTATGATGACGCTGGTTTTGTCCTTCGGCGCGGTCTCTATCGGCTGCCACCCAGCCTGCACCGGCATATGGAGAGAGGAAATGGCGGCGCGAAGCTTGGTGGCCTCCGTTTCGGCGCCACCTTCAAGCTGCTCCCCGTGCCATTTCGTGGCTGCTGCAAGAAGATGGCCTTGCCCGAACTCATCCGGCTTGGACTGCTGCCACTGCCATTCGATGCCGTATTCTCGCGGCTCGGTGTACCCGTCGCCGTAGCTGTATGCGCATTCGTTGTAGAGGTATTCGCCAACCTCGGCCAAGCGCATAGCTTCTTCGAGCCCATCCACCGCCTTCTCCACCCCTCCAGTGGGAACGATGGTGTAGCCGGCGGCGGCGAGGGCTTCGAGTATGGCATCCACGAGTTCGTATTCGCTCGGGAGCCCAACGCCGTCGGCAATCACGGCCCGCGCTATCGTGTCTCTGGCGCTCATTTCGGCTGCTCCTTGGAGATGAGGGCGGATGCGTGCGCTGCCTTCGAGCTTTGAATGTGCCGCAGCGCTCTGGCTTTCGACCGGCCGTCTGCGATCATCAGGCATTCGGGGGCATCCTCGAACAGCGGCCCGTCATGATCCACGGTGACGACCGATATGAAGGCAGTCGGTCGCGCATCCATGAACTCGCGCAACACTTCGGCGGTGCGGGATTTGAGAAACGGCCCCTTTCGCTGCGGGACACGGTTCGGCTCGCGGAGTTCTAGCCAGAAACGGTTGTCCATCTATTCCCCCTCCCTTTCTGCCAGCTTGTCGGACGTGCCGAGGGCGGCGAGATGCTTGATGATGATTTCTGCGCCTTCGGGCCAGTCGATCCAGATCACCACATCTCCGGAGACCGGCCAGTACGATTGATCTTGTAATTCTCCGGGGGAGCCGACCGGTATGTGTTTATCGCGAGGGCGCAAGAGTATTCCGGAGCGTCCTTGCCAAGTGATGGGTCCGACATCGACCAAGCCATGGCCCATGGAAATCTCGACTGCCTCCATTTGCACCTTGTCGGCAGGGGTGGCTGTGGACGCGCCGGATAGGGCGGCGCGGGCTGCGTCGTAGCGCGGTATCTGGCCATGGCGCGGGTGTGCGCCTACGTCATCGGCAACCCACGTCCGGTAGCTGTCCAGTATTTGTTCGCAGGCTCCAGTCAGTGCCTCCACCAGCCGCGCCTTGTCGGCGGCAAGGGCGTTGCGCTCGGCTTCGGCTTTCTCAGCGCGTTCCGTTATGGATTGCAGACGCTCACTTGCGCCCGTGGCGTCGCCGCCAAGAGCGACACGAGCCCTGTCCCACAAATCCTGCGCGCCGGTAACGAAGGCGTGATAGGCTTCGCTCGGCTGACCAGCATAGGCGCAATAATTGCCGTGCCTACCAACAAGTTCAGAGAGTGCGCGCCGGACGCGGTATTCTTCCGCCCGCGCCTCGTCTAGCTCGCGCTCCAGACGCGCAAAGTCGGCTTCCGCGCTTGCAATCCAGCGCGCCTTTTCGGCTTCATAGCTTGCAATCCAAGCCCGCGCCTCGTCTAGCTCGCGCTCCAGATCGGAGGGGGCGGATACCAGAGCAGAGCGAATGCGGGCTTCATAATCGGCTTGGGCAGCGGCCTTGGCGGCGTCAAGGCTTGGCCAGTCTTGGCCGATACATCTCCACTGACCTTCATAGCGGGATGCGACGTAGTTTTCGCCAAAACCATTAGGCGCCAGCCAGGAGTTTTCGCGTATGGGGCTTGCGTGCCACTCCAGCGGCTTCACTGCCACTGGCTCGGACGGGGCGGGGTGGGCGCAGAGGGGGCGGGCCTCAAGGTCTTCCCAATAATACGGCCACGTCCAGTTGCTCGGGTCCGATTCCGAGACCATCCAATCAGACCATCCGCCTCTGGTGCCTTTCCAGCGATACTGCCAAGCCACCGGCTCGCCACCGGCGCGGAGGGCGGCTACATCGGCGCGGAGATATTCGGTGCCCATGCCATTGATGGAGAACCAGCGCTTTTCGCCTGTTTCGGGATCGCTCTCGGCCCAAATCCGTTCTGGTGCGTCAGACATTGCCAGCCTCCTTAGCTACGGAGCGGGCGGCGCGGAGATGGCCGTATCTCAACCCGACACGGTCAAAGCCCCAAACGGCGTGGTCATCCGGCTTTCCGGCGTTCATCTCGCGACCATCTTCATCGACGCGGAAAACGGCGCCTGCAATCACTGCAAACGGCTCCAGCGCCGCCTCAAGCTCCCTCACGCGGGCTTCTGATGCTTCGGCGCGGGCGCGCCATGCTGTCCCCTTACGGAGGATTTCCACTCGTTCGTCGGCCCATGCGTCCCGGCCCTCCCTCAGCCTCTCATTATCGGCAGAGAGGGCGCTGATAAGCGCGGCGGCTTCGCGGAGCAGAGGTATGCCGCTTAAGCTCTCGCGATCGCCCTCGCAGTGGGCCTGTATCCGAGCCACCACTCCAGCCACATCGGCAGGCAGGGAGGCGGAGAGGTAGGCGGTGCAGCGCTTGGCGCAGTCGGCAACCGCCGCAGCCTTGGCCGCATCGAGACTGTCCAGCGCCTTGGCAACATCGGCATAGTCATACTCGACCGAATAGCCGTCATGCAGGAGCGCGATGCCGTAGTAGGTGTTGAACGTCGTCTCGGCATCCCAGCGTTCAGGATTGCCCTGCTCGTCGTGGTATTCGTTCCATTCCAGCGCGGTGATGACGCGCCCTTCCTTGTTCAGCACAGGGGTGGTCATGGCTTCCTCGCAAACGTGTTGGCGCTCCGCAGCGGGCGCGATGGAATCTTGGATTTCTTCTTCGGCCGGCGCTTGGCCGTTGCCGGATCGATGGGAAGGATGATCAGCCCGGACTTGATCCAGTGCGCCCAGGTGCGCTGCATCGCGCGCAGGCTGTAGAAGAGCTCGTCCAGTTTCGAGAGCCGATGCTGGTCGATAGCCTCATGGCAGGAGAAGCAGGCGAAGCCGGCCGAATAATCCGCGGCCTTGTTCCCCATGCCCTTGGACTCATCACCGATATGGGCAAGGACGGTCGTTTCCGGGTCGTAGCAGCAGATGCCGGGGATCTGGAACGTGCACGGTTGCCCCTTGGCGCTGTTGCGCAGCTTGGCGGAGATCATGGCCATCAGTGCCTCCCCGCCTTGAGCGCCTGCCATTCCGGATCAGCCTTGACGGCCCGCTCACATTCGTCAGCAAGCGCAAACATGCAGGCGTCGATCCTGCCGTCATCGGTCGAGAGGAAAGCAGACAGAGCCGCATGGTTGGCTGCCATTGCTTTGGCGGCTGGGTTTACCGGAGCGCGGCGGGTGTGAGAGGTGATGTGCAGGAGCTTGGTCATGCTGCCACCTCAAGCGCATCGATGTTCCGGTGCTCGACCGTGAAGGAGACGGCGACAACCCAAGGATTGGCGTACCAGCCGAAGCCGCGAGGGGCGTTAAGTTTGTTCCAAAGAAGGCAGAAGCTCGCCCGGCCGTATCCCTGCCAGCTATCAACCTCAGGGTGCGGCGGGTCATATGGCTTCCCATCCCAACTTACGGGGCAGCCTTCTGCCCTCGCATCCGCCTCGCTGATCTCCTGCAACCGCTGCACGCGAACGTCGGTGACGGTCAGCGTGAGGCGGGATGCCCAGCGCGGCATATGGATGGAAGGCTTCGGCTTGGTGAAGTCGCCAGATGATGGATTGCCATCGGCCCAATACCAAGGCGGCATGAAGCCATTGCGGTCGACGTCTAGGCTCTCATAGGAGAATACTTCGCGCACCCAGAGGCGGTCGCCGACAGCGAAGCGAACGCTTGGCTCCTCATACTTTCGGCATTCTTCTGCCGGAGGGCCGTCGTTGTTGCCGATGAACTTGTCGTTGGCGTCAAAGAACCGAATAAGATCCTGGAGCGGATCGAAATCGTGAAACGTTCCAATGACGCGCCGCGTCTGGGTCTTGCGGCCGTCGAGGAGTGCGCGGACCATTGGCGAGGAAAAGAGGATAGGGCGATCCGTCACAGCAAGCCCTCCAGATACTTCCGCGCGTCATCGGCACCGAGTTCGCCCTTGGCGACCTTGTCGCAGTTCGACAGGCAGGCGCGCACGAACTCGAGATCATTCGGAAGCGCTTCCTTCCACCAGCCTTTCGACTGCTCGAGGAGATCACGGCGTTCGGTGACGGTCAGGTCCTTGTCGGTCGCTGTTGTCATGAAGGCCTTGAGGCAGTCGGCGCGAGAATAGGTGGAGGCCGACGCTGCGGACTGCCCATCAGCCGCTTCCGCGCCGGCCTCCTCATCGCCCGTCTGGGCGGATAGATCGGCAGCGGCTCCATCTGGGGACGGGATAGAGTCGCTGCCTACGTCGGTGGAGGGGGCCGACGATTCCTTGTGTTCGATTGTGGGCTCGCTGGCGGATGCTGCAGGCTCGTCAACGATTGGCGCGCTAACGGGCTCATCGGCCAGCGGGTCGGCAATCTTCTGGTGATCCGAAACAGGCTTGACGGTGCCGACGAACATTTCCTCGACCGTAGCTTCGCCATTCTTCAGCGCGGAATACATGCCGCGCAGGGTGGCGATATGATCGACGCTGATATCCTCGACGCCTTCGATGCCGAGCGACTGGTAGACCTGTTCCGGCTTCACTCCGAAGGCGGCAAGCGCCTTGAATGCCTTCTCTCGGTTTTCTGACAGGGTTGTCACGTCGCCGGTGATCGTCGCCTGGATAGTCTCATATGCCTTACGCCAGAGCGGCTTAGGAATTCCGTCGAGGATTGCATTACGCTTGGCGATGGCACACGCGGCGTTGCCGGTCACAATGATCATGTCATCATTGAAGACCTTGCCGCGGCGGTCGCTAATCCGGCGGCGAACGCGTGTGGTCGTTGCCGAGTTGGTTTCGAGGTCGTGGAATACGCCCTCTGCCTCGACGAACATCTCAATGCGGTCTACGTGAACGACGCGTGCTGCTGCGCGGCAGTTGCCATAGGCTTGTTTCAGGATTTCGGCAAAGCGGACAGATGGTCCCTTAATAGGCTTGCCGCCACGCGGAAGTGCATACATGCACTCCTCGGCACTTTCCTCATCCAGTGTCGCCATCGACATGATTGCTGACTGGACGCGTTTCAGCGACCGCGGGAAGGCGTGCGCCGTGGTGATCTGCTGGTCGATCTCGGCCTTCTGAAGCTGGACCGCCATGCTGGACGATGGGGCCTGCACCTGCATGCCCTCGATGACTTCGCCGTCTTGGGTGATGATCTCGTTCATGGCTTCAGCCCTTCAATTGCTTCTGCTGCCACCAGATGGGCAGTTCGGTTTCATCGAGTTCTTCAAGGGGAGTGGATGGCACCCAAGCGATTTTGGTGCCGAATTTCTCCATGAACTGGCGGTAGTTCCAGACGGCCTTGGCGATGCTCTGCTTGGCGCTGTCGAGGATCGGGTTACCGGGAGAAATCTGAAAGCCGTGGGAGATTGGCGCACCTTCGGCCTGCCAGAAGACGAACACGAAGGCGAATTCGCGTTGACCAGCCACCTGGATCAGCCACGACCGGAAATTCTCGCTGTCGGGCGCACCGTACACCTGACCGGCCTTGACGAACGCGCCCATGCGCTGGCGCCCGTCCATGTAGTGGGCGGCAGAGATTACGTAGTCGAGCCCGGCGATCCGGTCCCGGCAGGCTTGTACGAACGACTTATTCAGCGGGTTGCGGATCGACTTGAGGTCCGCGACGGCTCGCATCTTGAGGTAGTCGAATCTGGCCTTGAACCTGATGCCATCGGCGGTCCAGAAAACCGATACTTCTGGTTGGCCACCTGTGAAGGCATCGCGCAATGTCGCATTGGCTCGGATGAACGCAGAGGCGGCAACGATCCGATTGTACTCGTCACGCTTGAGCGGCAGTTTGCCTGCAGCCTCAACTGCCTCGCGCTCCTCCTTCCCGGCCTTGATGTTGCCGGGGTGCTCGCAGGGGGAATAGAGCGCATCGAAAGCGGCGCGGCCTTCCAGTACGCATTTATGGACAGCGCGGCCGAATATCTTGGCTGGCGTTTCCTTGTCAGGCTCGCGGGCCGGGTTCATCCAGCTCGACCACCAGAAGTCAGGCGCATTGTCGATCAGGTCTTTGAGACCCGTCGAGCCAAGCGCCGGATCGCCGTGATAGGCATCCTCGGACAGTCCGAAATGAATGCCATCGGGAATGAGTTCGGCGGTGGCGGAAACGATAGAGTGCGCCTCGACGCCAATGGGCTGCATGTTCATGCCGCGCTCCTCTGGGTTCTGGTTGCTTCGTCGTTGATGATTTCGGCCATGCGCTGCCGGGCACCTTCAAATCCGTGGACGCGACACAGATCACGGAAGTAAAGGCGAGCCTGGTATTCGATGCGAGCGATGGGGTCGGAGCCGACCGGCGTTTCAAGCGCGGCAACGGCGTTCGCGATGTAGGATTGCTCGGGGCAGTGCGAGGTCACGACGCACCTCCATCGCGCTCGACTTGGCGAGCCGCTTTGTTGAGGTCGTCAGCGAGCTCGCGCGCCTCTTCCGGCGAGAGCGAAGCCCATGCGTCAGTCGAGAGCGAACCGAAGTTGCGCATCACGCCAAGCTCGAGCGTGACTTCACCTCTGTGGGTGCCGACCTCGATTGCGCTGCCCTTGTCCTCTGGGCGCGGATGGTTGCGGTAGCTCATGCGAAAACCCCAATCCAAATGCCGGCGCCGATCAGAAAGACCGTGATCGACAGGCCAGCGAGAACGTCTTGAACCGTGCCGGCAATCGTCGCCGGCTCGTCAGGTGATGGAGTGCGGAGGAGGGCTCGCATGTCAGGCGGCCTCCTCGTCGCCGTAGCTGTCGATCAGATCGCGGACAGCTTCGTCCTCGGTCGCGCCGTAGCCATATTCCCCGCGCTCCTCTTCGCCATCGAAGTGGGCGCTCCAGTCCATCGAGCGGGCGGGGATTGGCGGGCAAACGTGAGTGGTGATGATCTTGCGCATGTCAGGCGGTCTCCGCGAGAATGGACTTGGCCTTTTCCAGTCGTTCGACTTGACCCTTGCCGAGCCCTGCCGTGTAACGAACGGCCTCACAAATGCGGATGACGTCTCCGAGACGGGCGCGAAGCAGCGCCTTGTCGCCGGCCAACTTCTCGATGCGCTCGTTGGCGTACTGGTCAGAAGTCATCGTAATCGTCTCCGTGGTCGTGGTTCTCCGCGATGTACGCAGACCACTTCTCGGCTTCGTCGTCGGTACACACGACGGGACCGGCATCGTTAAAAACCTTGATGATCTCGACCTCGCCGCCTTCTGGTGGATAGCAACTCTCGGCCGGGCCATAGGTGTTGCCGGGGTCGTAGGCGCTGATCGTGTATTCGACCGAAACTTCGGTCTCATCGGCGCGCTCAAAGTCCATGAAGTAGGTGCGGGCCATCTAAAGCTTCTCCTGATCCAGGTAATGGCTGTAGCCGTCGGGGCTGTGCTGCTGGTCCGGTGCCGTGTCTCGACGGGCCACGCCGACCATCTCGAATTCGTCGCTCAGGAAGTCGGTGAAGTCTTTCCAGATGCGGAAGTCGGTTTCGGTGATGGAAGCGACGTAGAAGGTCCCGCCGCTGACTGCGATCTGAACCGCACTGGCGACACGGCCGAGTGCATCCCGCCGTTCGGCATCGATCTCGGCATAGGCATCCATGGCCTGAGAGACGCTGACGCGCTTGACTGGCGTCAGGGCGCGGGCCAGATCGGTGAAGGTGACGGAGAGCGCTGACATCTAGCGGGCCTCGGCTTTGGCGATGGCGGCGCGAATGGTACGCCACACCTCCAGCGTGTCGTCAGTTAGCGCAACCAAGCCGCCGAGAGTGGCAGGGTCGCCGTCAGGGCCTTCAGGGTGATGTTCGGTCCAGAAGGCGTCCATTGCCTTCAGCGCCGCCAGTAAGTGGCTGTGTGCATTCCAACGATGCACAAGTTGCGCTGCGATGGCCTCCGTCTGCGCTGGATAATTGAACACGCGCACATGCTGGCCGCGAATGGTGACCGGATCGGCGTCGGCCACACTTCCAAAAGTCGGGATGCCGTGGGATGCATCGGCTAGGTAGAAGCCGTCATAGTTGACGCCCTTCCCGTAGACGATATCGCCAGAACAGATGTTGTGCGGCCACGGCCCCGCCGTATGCCTGCTCTTCTCTTCGCTAAGGTTCTGCATCAAATCCTCCATGGGAGTGAGAGCCTCGGGAAACGGCCAGCTAGTGGCCGAAACCGGAAGTGCTCACAGGACGGCGTTGATCGCGTTGTTGATGTCGCGGAAGATGTCCTTGGCGCTGCGAACCGCCCATGTCCCGGCTTGCGGGTGGTAAACATTGAAGTGGGCAGCCTCGCCGAACGACTTAGACACACAGTCGCAACGGCTCTGGACGGACTTCAGCGTCTGCTCCAGCAACTCAATCCGTCGCTGCGCCGCTTCCATCGCGGTCTTGGCGCCGATCATGCGGGCGACGGCTTCCTTGTCCTTGGCGATCTGCTCTTCGGATTTCTCGATTGGCGTCACGGTCATTCCTCCATTGGTCAAGCATTCAGGAAACCCGCCCGGAGGCGGGAAACCGGAAGGCTCAGGCGGCGACCTTCGCGCGGGCCCCAGCCTCGACGAGAGGCCCGTGCAGCCAGTCGAAAATGCGGAGCAAGGATCGGCCGAAGTAGGTGCAGGCGTTGAACCCGTCTTCGCCCTTGACGCAGACCTTCGCACAGGCACCGATGCTCAGAAGCTCATCGCGATCTGACTTGGAGATCACATCACCGTCCCAGAGCGGGCCGCGCGAATGAAGCTGATAGAGTTGTTCGTGCAGTCGCCGGTTTTGCTTGGCGAAGTCGAGCATGTGGATCAGCTCGACAAGCTCATCCTTGTCGTCCAAATCCGGCCGCTCATTGAGCGGGATGCTTGTCTGCCTGTCTTTCGCGAATTCCATCTGGTCACTCCATCGTGGTTGTTCGACGGCGCTGCTCACTCGGCCCGGTTCGCCGCCGGTTGTTCCGGGCGGTGGTTCACATGGCTCCCCTCCGTGCCCGCTTGGACTGCAATGGGGTGAAGAATATCCGCTAAAGAGGATATGTCAAGCCAGTGTCCGCTAAAGAGGATATAAAATTTGACAGGTGTGGGAATCGCGGCGTATGTGTATGGCCGTCGCAGCCATGCTGGCAGTCACGCTCACCAGGTGAGGGATGCGATGCGCGGGGGTCGAAAGTCCTACGGCGCGCCTGGAAACTGAGGACGGATTAGCCGAGAGGCGTCCTGCGAAAGCGATAGCGACCGATCGATGGTTGAAGCAGCTCGAGCACAAGCAGACTCCTCCCATCCTCCCGTTCTTCTGAATGGGGGGTTGGGGGGTCTTTGCTTCGCTCCGCTTCCCTCTCTCAGGTTGAAACGGGAAAGAGCTAAATTCTGAGAATACGGGAGATCAGAAAAGATAGTTCTGAAACGATGAAAGGAAGAAGATCTACGAGGCTTAGATCTTCAGCTTCTTTCCCTTCCAAGTTTTCGGCGGCGGCGCAGCTTCATGGCATTGCGCCAGCGTTTCGAGCCAGGCGGCAAGACTAGCCGGTATAGGTTCGGTGCCATCGGCCCATGCCTCGACCAGAAGCAGGTCACATTCGAGCGTCGCGGCTAAGCCGACATCGGTCCAGTGCAAAGCCGAAAGACATTCATTGAACGTTCCGGCGTCATCCAAAACCCTTCTGTGGGTTTGTTATTCCTTATTGCCCCTGTCTAGCAACGAGAGAGCTTCGGCGAGCAGTCTTACTGCCCTCTCGCGGTCTTGGTCTTCGGCGACGAAAGACCGTTCCAGCCGCGCCAGAATTTCAACAGTCATGCTGCGCCCGTTCTCTACGGATGCAAGCTTTATCCGCTTCAATAGATCCGGCGGAACTCTGACGTGAAAGCTGGGGTGGTCTGACTTCGACATGCCGAACTTATGGCCGAAACCACCACAACCTGAAATGGTCCCACTAGTGGGGTAAATGTCCCACGCATGTCCCATATTCGATGTTATCCACAGCGAAACCGTGGATTTTGGGCGCAGTTGTTAATGCTTCATTAAGAATCGAACGCGCCACCATGGTTGACATGGCGTTTCGGACGATGTTCCTTTTATGTTCTAGTTTTTAAGCGTGGGCCTGGGAGGTGGACTTTGGCGGAAGTGAATACCGAAGACCCGGATGCTGTAGCTGGCAACTCGGTTGTAAAAGAGCTTCGCGTTGCAGAATTTCTTAAAATAATGGGGCAGCTAACCCGCGAGGAAAAGGTCCGCCTTATTCAGCGGTTTCGGGAGTGTCTGTCGCGCGAAGAAGCTGCAGCAAGCTGTCCCGCTTCTTCTTCGAGCTTTCGAGTAAGCGAATAATCTCCTCGGTCTCCGGCGACATCTCAACGCCGTAGAGCACATAGTAAAGACTGATCCCGGCTGCGTCGCACACCTTTATCAAGTTGTCGATCGTCGGGTCTTTCCCCCCTTTAATGAGGGAATTCACATAGCCAGGTGCCATGCCGGCGGCGAGCGATACCGCTCGCTGAGTCTTGTCTTTGGCTTTGATGCCTTCTTCGAGGCGCTTCTTCCAGTCGTCGGACATGACCGGAATATCCGCTATTTCGGACGTTTTCGCACGTCCTTCATAGAGGACGCTTGACGTATCCGCTATAGAGGATATAGTGGGCGACATGGCAAACGATCTCCTCACCGAAATTCGAGCCTTCCTCAACCGCTCCGGAATGGGGCGGTCCTATTTTGGCAAGGCGTCATGTGGAAACTCTGAACTCGTCGACCGCCTCGAATCTGGCGGAACCGTGACGCTCGTCACGGCAGAAAAGATCCGGGCGTTCATCGCTGAAAGGACAGCGGCGCAAACCTCCGGAGCGGCGGCATGACCGGGTTCATCTACGCCATAGAGTGCGCGAGCCGTATCAAGATCGGCTTTTCCAAGAGCCCTCTTAGACGGTTTACGAAGATCGTTTCGGATGCGCCACTTCATTGCGACTTCCTCGGCTGTTGGCCGGGTTCCGTGTCGGATGAGATGGAAATCCACGCCATGTTCAGCGACATCCGCGAACATGGAGAATGGTTCCTGGCCACCGACGAAGTTCGGTCGTTCATCGTTGATCGCGCCATCCAAATCGACATTGGCAAGCGCAAGAAGGACGGGGGCCAGCTCGCCGAACACCTCAGCGCCACTGGAACAACCGATGCGGCCCTAGCTGCGAAGGTCGGTTGCGACAGGTCGATGATCACCAAGATCAGAGCCGGGAAGGCCACTCCATCCCTGCCGCTCGCTCTTGCCATTACGCGGGAGACTGGCGTTCCGGTTGAGGCGCTTCTGCCTGCAGGAGCTGCAGCATGATCGAGTTCGAGCCAGACGCAGCGCCGGTCGCCAAAGTCAATTCCAAGTCGGAGAAGCCCGTGAACGTCACCACCATGACGGCAGACATCACCGATGTTGCCACCGTCGAGCAGCAGATAGAGCAGCACGCGCAAACCGTAGAACGCATCCAGCGTGAAGCGATTTACGAAATTGGTCGTGAGTTCTCTGCCATCCAAGACCTGCATCGCTATCGGCGAGGCGGGGAGGGGTTTCAGGAGTTCGTCGGGCGCCGGTTCCCCACCATGCCCATTCGCAGCATCTATCAGGCCGTTGAAGTCTTTAAGGGGCTCGACCCGGAATTGTGTGCAAATTTCGCACACATTTCTATCAGCGCACAGACCGAAATAGCCAAAGCTGAGCCCGATATTCAGGCCATCATCGCGGAACGCGTCGAGGCTGGCGAAGTTTTCACCGCCGCTCAGGTCAAGGAGATCAAGGCAAAGGCAGCGCAGGAGGCTATCACCCAGATCAACGCGGACGCAGAGCAGGCGCGCGGCGAACTGGCAGCGCTGAAAAAGCAGGTCGACGACAAGGACATCAAGTCCGCCGCCGAGGTTCGTGACCTCCAGCAGAACATCGCCGATCTGTCCGCCAAGCTCAAAGGCTACGAGGAACAGGTCGAGAAGTTCCAAAGGTCCTTGCCCAAGCCCGCCAAAGCGAAAGAGCAGGCAGCCGAAACCGGCGCTGTAGTGCTCGGCAGTGACGGCAAGTTCCATTCTGGCTCGTCTGCCGAACAGAAGCGGATGCACGACGCGTTCATGTTCGCCTTCGACAAGGCTCTGGACCTCACCGAAAACCCGCCGTCCCCAGATCGTGTCATTGCCGGTTGCCCAGATGGCGATCGCGCCCGTCTGGCCGAACTGTGCGTTGGCGCTGCCGACTACTTCATCAAGATAAGGGCCGCACTCCATGGCAAGTGAACTCGCTGACAAGAAGGTTGCAGAACTCATCTCGGAGTTCATCTCTGCGGAACTCAAAGCGCATGGCGAAACCAAGCCAGGCGCAATCGGCCCACTCATCAGAGCGAAGTATCCGGAAGCCGCCGCAACGTACGCTGCGGAATTGTTCGACGGAACCGTGTCGCGCAAGGCCGCAGCCCAACTCAAGAGCTGGTTCACCGTGAGCTTGGCAGGCGAGACGCAACTTTTCCTGCCAGGCATTCCGGTTGATGTGCTGGCGGAAATCCCGCCGACTATCACCGTGCCTGACGGCAAAAACGAGCCGCGCCACGTCCTCCTGAGCCGCGTAACGGTTGGGGAGTTCCGCGCCTGGGAACAGATGCTTTTCAAGCAGATCGAAGACGACAAGCGCAAGCACAAGGCTGCCCGGTACATCGTTGCCAAGATCAGCGGCCTTCCGGACGATGCATATTTGCGCGAAGCCTTCGGCGTTCTGGAGGCGGCTGAATAGTCATGTCCTCCGCTCGCGCCTCCGACATGCTCATTGCGATCTGGTCGTTCTGCGAACCGGAAGACCGTGAGGCTTTCGTGTCGTACTTGGTCACGACGGGCGTTGCGATCGCCGCATTTAATTCGCCGGAAACGGCAACGAAATCGGAGGGTGTTGAAGAAGGATGCGCTTCGTCTTCTCCGTGTCCAGATAGCGCTGAACACTTCAACACCGTGGCAAGCGCGCCCGCCGAGAGCGCGTCCGATGAAATCTCGGCAATCATTTCCCCTGACCCGCATCTTCCGTTGGGCGCGACGGCCGTCCAAGAACACCAAGTCCCGAAGCTTTCCGGCGCAAAAAGCGATGTTCCCCACGTCGTTGGTCAGGGCTGCGCCACGCAGGTACGACATTTCGGACATTCGGGACATGAGGATGCCAGCGCAGCGCAGGCCGGCAATGAGGCCGGAAGCGCAAGCGAGGCTACCGTCACCAATTCCAAGATCAATCCTCATTGCCAGCGTCCTGCTTCCTGCAGTTTGGCGCATTCCTTGGCGTCCTGCTCGAGCTGCGCGAACGCGGCGATGAAAAAGAGGATAGCGTAGATGAACACGCGCGAAGGGTGGTGGTTCCGGGCGAGCCACGAGCAACGGATGGCCCAGCTCGATGCCGCTATCAGTCTTGATATGACGGCACGCCAGCTTGCCTGGAACTGCGGCGGTACGGTTGGCTCTGTCGCTGAATTTGCCGCCCGCAATGGTCGCCGCTTCAACGGATATTCGGTGACGCAAATTGAAGCGCGCGCCACCGGCACAGCATCGATCACTCGACGCCGCACTGTCGCAAAGCTCAAGGCCGCATACATGGCCGGCGAACCAGTCGAAATGTGGGGTGCCCAATGATCCCGGCGTTTGCACTGGCCTCACTTGCCGCCGCCGTGAATTTCGAGGTCTGGCACCTCACGGGCAGCATCTTTCCCAAGTTCGTCTTCGGCGCCTGCACGGTCATGGCAATTCTCACTCTCATCAATGGGGTGACGGTATGAGCTGGGATTTTCACGTTGGGCAGAGGGTCGTTTGCGTCATTGGCGGAGGTCATGGCTACCATCCGGACGTAAAGTGCCTGACAGAGGGGCGCGTCTACACGATCAGGGCCATCAGGCTTAACCCAGAGACGGGAATTCTGAATGTGCACCTTGAGGAGATCGTCAACAGCGCACGCGACTGTCTCGAGGAGTATGGGGAGCCGTACTATAGCGCCTCACGCTTCCGCCCTGTCGTCCAGCGCGAGACCGACATCGAAGTTTTCCTCCGCATGCTCAATCCTTCCAAGCAGAGGGTGGACGCGTGATGTTCTTCGACCATTCCAATTCTCACGCATCGGTATGGGCCGCGATCGATCGCATCGCGTCAGACTATGACCTCACCGCCTCTGGCCTCGCCATTGAGCTCGGGATGCACCCTACCGCCTTCAATAAGTCGAAGCGGACGGGTCCTGGCGGGCGACTTCGCTGGCCTTCTTCCGAGACAATCGCGCGCATCCTGGCGCGGGTAGGGATGACGTTCTCCGAATTCGGTGCGCTGGTCGACGAGGTGGCAGCATGACCATGCTCTGGCTTCTCTCACTGATCGTAGCATTCGGAGCCGGCTGGGCCGGATCGCGCTATCGCGTCCGCAAGGCTCAGGCTCCCGGTGCTGTATCGCGAGACATGTCGGCGCCGTGGATGCCGTTTGCCGGCATCATTGACGCCGAGGTTATCGACGCGGCCGTGCGAGGTGACCTGTGATGCGAATGGGTCATTCGAGTTCGCCGGCCGCGCCTTCCAAAACGGAAGTTCAAGCTGCCCTGAAACACTCACTTCCCGGTGCAGTTTCAGGCGCATCTTTTACCTCCTTCATCCCTGCTTTCGATTTCCAGATGCCTGGCATGGTCTCTGGGTTTGCTGCCGGATCGACCGGCACAACCGCCGTGTTCGACCGTCACGAACCTAGCGCGGAGGCACTTCCCGATGACGGAAAAACAGAGGCGCGTCAGAGAAATCTCACGGCGCGAAGCGGAAATGTATCGAGTTGAAGCGATCCAAGCAGAGATGGCCTCAGCTATCCGCCTCCTTGGTGGTGACGGATCAGCCAAGGACCAAAACAGGAAGGCGGCCACAGCCACCGGCCTGTCGATAACCACCGTGGAGCGGCTGCGGTGGAAGAAGATCAAGCGACCATTCACGGACATCTCAGACGCGGTTCGCGAGGCCGTGAAGCGTCACAACGAGGGGAGCCTGAAACGTGCAGCGCACGAAGTATTCATCGCCCAACAGCAAGCAGCCGTCCTCCGGGCTCGGCTTGAAGAACTCGATCCGGCTTTCGCTGGGTCGTACCCTGGTCTTGACCGGCGGACAAATGCAGATGTGGGGGGCTGACCTCATCTCCAGAGCAAAGACAAACGACCCGCTGAAACTGCATTGGCGGGTCGGCTTCTACGGAATGATCGGGGCCGCCGCGGCCATCCTCATCGCGGTCTGCGCCTACGACGCCAGCGGAACAGCAATCAATGATCGACCGAAAATCCAGCGCGCCAAGGCGTGGTGAACAGGAGACGAGATGACAGCGACTGCAGGACATAACAGCAATGAACTGACGGAGAACGAGCGCAAGGCTCTGTTCTTCCATCACCTCCGCAAGCGCATGGAGCACAACGCCAACCTAGCGGAAATCAATGCCGAGAAGAAAGCCGACGCCAAGATCGCGCAGGCTGACGGGCAGGTAATCGGCGATATCGACTATGCCATCAAGGCTTTGAACGCCGACGACAAGGCCACGGTGACCGATCGCTTCATCGCGGCCGGTGAAATCCTTAGCTGGCTCGGCCTGACGCCCGGCTTCCAGTCCGACATGTTCCGCGACCGCGCGCCGGCCGTCGACCGGATCGAGAAGGACGGCGAACTAGCCGGCCTCGCGGGCAGGGACCCGAAATCCCCTTACGACACCGGCAGCAACGAAGACTTGGCTTGGATGCGCGGCTGGGACAACGGCCAGCAGATCATGCGCGACAACCTCGAAGCCGCGATGACGAAGCGCAACGCCGCCAAGTCCGGCGACGAATTGATCCAGGGCGGCGCAGACGACGGCGACCCGTTCGAAATGGAGGATGCCGCATGATGTCCACCTACGACCGCGTCAAGAAAATCATCGTCGAACACATCGGCGCCGATCCCGACAAGATCACGGAGGAAGCCAGCTTCGAGGACGATCTTGAAATGGACAGCCTCGACCGCGTCGAACTGGTGCAGGCTGCCGAGGCAGCATTCGGCGTCGAGATCGAAGATGACGAAGCCGAGGCCTTCCAGAAGGTCAGCGACGCCATCAAGTGCATCGATGGCAAGCAGACCGTGACTGCACGTCCCGCCACTGACAAGCTGGCAGATGCCGTGAGAGCTGCCAATGAACGCCTTGCTGCGCTTTCACCGGAAGAACAGAAGGCACATTGGCAGGCGCAGCGCGAAAGCTTCGTGCGCGGCCAAATTGACATGGGAAATGACAAGCAAGAGGCGGAGGCGCGCGCCGCCTATCGTAGCGGTGGTTGAGCGCGCCAAGCTTCCAGCACGTCTGTCTGACCACCTGTGAGTGGCCCGCCCGGAGCCTAATCCGGGCATCTCCCCCAATAAGGAGCGCTTCATGCCTCGCAGAAACTCATCCGAGTTGAGCAGTCGTTTTGCCAGTGCAGGCCTCTTGTCAGCCGCTGTTGTGTTCGTGCTGTTCATGACGGTGGTGAGATGAGCGGCTACGCCGAGTTCCTCTCCCGCAAGCGCATCATTGACCCGGCGACTGGTATTGCGCAGCGCGTCGAGCTCCCCGAGTTCCTGTTTCCGCATCAGCGCGACATTACGCAGTGGGCGCTGCGCCGCGGTCGTGCCGCAATCTTCGCCGGCACAGGCCTGGGCAAGACGCTGATGGAACTGGTCTGGGCTAACGAGGTCTCACGCCACACCCATAAGCCTGTCCTGCTTCTGGCGCCGCTCGCCGTTTCCCACCAGCATCAGCGCGAGGCATCGCAGTTCGGTATCGCGGCTCAGGTGGTGACGACGCGATCCGAAGGCGCGATCGACGTCACCAACTATCAGAAGCTCGACCGGTTCAATATCGATGAGTTCGGCGGTGTGGCGCTGGACGAAAGCTCCATCCTCAAGAGCACCGACGGCAAATACCGGAACAAGCTGATCGAGGATTGCGCCCAGGTGCCGTTTCGTCTGGCGGCCACCGCGACGCCGGCGCCGAACGACTTCATGGAATTGGGCAATCATGCCGAGTTCCTCGGCATCATGTCATATACGGACATGCTGGCGACGTTCTTCACCCACGACGGTGGAGATACGCAGAAGTGGCGGCTCAAGGGCCACGCCGAGGCCGAGTTCTGGAAGTGGACGGCTTCATGGGCGGTCATGCTCCGCAAACCGTCCGACCTCGGATATTCGGATGCCGGGTATGATCTGCCGCCGCTCAAGCGGCATCAGCATGTTGTCTCGGTCGACTATGCGCCAAGCATGGATACCGGGCTCTTGTTCCCGATCGAGGCGCGCACCCTGCAAGAGCGCATCGCGGCCCGGCGCGATACCGTCGAGGAACGGGTATCGATCGCATCCCAGAACACGCCTGCCGACCGCCCGTTCGTGTGGTGGTGCAACCTCAATTCCGAGAGCGAGGCGCTCGCCAAAGCCATTCCCGGTGCCGTCGAGGTTCGTGGCTCGGACGACGACGCGGCCAAGGAACGGAAACTGGAAGCGTTCACGGCAGGAGAAATCCGCGTCCTGATCACGAAACCATCGATAGCCGGCTTTGGGATGAACTGGCAGCACTGTGCCGATACCGGGTTCGTCGGGCTCAACGACAGCTTCGAGCAGATTTACCAGGCAGAACGCCGGTTCTGGCGTTTCGGCCAGAAGAAGCCCGTCAACGTCCATTTCATCGCGGCGGAGACAGAGGGCGCCGTCGTCGCCAACCTCAAGCGCAAGGAAGCCGACGCCGAGCGCATGGCCGCGGCAATGGTCATGCACATGGCTGACCTTTCGAGCGCGACAGTGCGCGGCATGGTCCGCGACCGGCCCGATTATGCCCCCACCAAACCCGTCATCCTTCCTGATTTTCTGAGGGCAGCATGAAACAGCACGAAAGCATCATGGCCGTCGATCAGGTGATTACACCTGACTATGCGATTTACCAGGGCGACGCCTGCGAACTGATCCGCGCCATTCCGGCCGGCAGCATCCATTTCGGCATCCACTCGCCGCCGTTCGAGGGGCTCTACCGGTTCAGCAACTTCGACCGGGATATCTCCAACAACGACGGCGATGGCTTCTGGCAGCACTATGCCTTCCTGATCCAGGAATTGCTGCGCGTCACCATGCCGGGCCGCATCCATGCCGTTCATTGCATGCAGCTTCCCACATCGAAGATCAGGCACGGCCATATCGGCATGCGTGATTTCCGCGGCGAGGTTGTCCGCGCCTACGAGGATGCGGGTTGGATCTTCCATTCCGAGGTCTGCATCTGGAAAGACCCCGTCGTCGCCCAGCAGCGCACCAAGTCAATCCGCCTCCTTCACAAGCAGATCGAGAAGGACAGCACGATCAGCGGGCAGGGGCTTGCAGACTACATGCTCATGTTCCGCAAGCCGGGCGACAACCCTGAGCCGGTCGCCGGCCGGTTCGATCGGTATGTCGGGTTCGGCAATGCGCCGGTGCCGGCCGAACTGCGCACCGACAAGGATATCGAGGCCGCCAAGCGCTGGTACTCGATCGAGGTCTGGCAACGCTACGCCTCGCCGGTCTGGATGGATATCAATCAGACCCGCACCCTGCAGTATCGCGGCGGGCGGGATGAGAAGGACGAACAGCACATTTCGCCGCTGCAACTCGACGTGATCGAGCGCTGCATCGAGCTTTGGAGCAACCCCAGCGACGTGGTGCTGACGCCGTTCCTCGGCATCGGCAGCGAGGTTTATGGCGCCGTAGCAGCCGGCCGCAAGGGCATCGGGTTCGAGCTCAAGCCGTCATACTTTCGGCAGGCCGTTCGCAACCTGGCCGAACTGTCAGAGGCCAAGACCGACAACCTCTTTCAGATCGAGGCCGCCGAATGAGCATCATCCTCGGTCTCGACATTGCCACCACCACCGGCTTTGCCTGGTATGAGCCCGGCCAGTCGCTGTCATCGATCAAGACCGGCCTTATCAAGGCAGAAGGCGACAGCCCGGAAGAAAAGGCAGCTTCGCTCGCCGATCAGCTACGCGTGATGCTCAAGGATGATCGCCCCGGCTTCGTGGCCATCGAGGAGCCGCTACGCAACATCAAGGCCTATAAGAAGACGATCCAGACGCTTTACGGCCCGAAGGTCGTTCACACTGTCAACCCAAACCAGATGCTTCTGCCGGGGCTCATCGGCGCCGCTGTTGGTATCACCAGCGCGTATCGCCTGCCGTGGCAGACAATCCCCTCGGCTACTTGGCGGAAGTTCTTCTTCGGCACCGGCTTCAAGCCTCCGATCAAGATAGTTGAGAAAGAGGGCGAAGACCCAACCGAGGAAAAGCAATGGAAGAAGGCCGCCGTTGATCGCTGCCGAATGCTGCGGATCATGGTGAGAAACGCGGATGCTGCCGAAGCAGTCGGGATCGCGATGGCTGGAGAGGCTTGCCAGCGGTTCAAGTCATTGCAGGCGAGGAGGGCGGCTTGAACCATGTGGCTCTATGTCCCGAACACCTCAACATCCTCTCCATCTGCACCGGCGGCGGAGGACTTGATCTCGGCGTCGAGTTGGCAATTCCATGCGCTCGAACGGTCTGCATGGTCGAGAGGGAAGCCTACGCAGTCGCGCAACTGGTTTCAGCGATGGAAGAGGGGCTTATGGCTCCAGCGCCTATTTGGAGCGATGCCACATCCTTCGATGGCCGACGCTGGCGTGGATGCGTGGACGGCCTCATTGGCGGCATCCCGTGCCAGCCTCATAGCCTCGCCGGCAAACGTGAAGGCTCCGACGACGAGCGCGACCTCTGGTCAACAGCCCGTCGCATCATCGTCCAGTCCGGCGCATGGTTCGTCCTCATCGAAAACGTCACAGGTATGCTCTCGGCGAAGCCCGGCCTCGATCCGGGCGCGCTACGGGTCTGGCGTGACCTACAGAGATTGGGTTTCGACGTTGAGGGAGGATTGTTCACGGCGGCAGAGGTCGGCGCGAGCCACGAAAGAGAACGCGTCTTCATCCTCGCTGTGGCCGACGGCAACCACCAGCAATGGCGGAGACAACACCAATTCATTGGCGGTGAAGGAGCGCGGGCACGGAAACAATCTGGTGGGGATTGCATCGGCATTTCAGGCGTCGGCCTGGCCGACGCCTACTGCGAACGACTGGAAGGGCAGCGGCCCGACGCTGGAGCGTGCGGACGGCAAGATGCGGGGCGACCGGCTGGACTATGCGACGGAACAGCTTTGGTCGACGCCGCGAGCGTCGGACGGCGAGAAGGGCGGGCCGAACCAAGCCTTCGGCGCGGGGGGCATACCTCTGCCTGCCCAGACGGCGCAATGGGCAACGCCATCGGTCGCGGACACAACGGGCGGGCGAATGACCAGATCGGGGGATCGCGCAGACGATCCCCTGCTCAAGGGGCAGTCCGCAGCCCTCTCTTCCCGCCTCCACCCGATGCTCTATCCAGTTGGGCAGGTGTCCTCGCATCCGCGCCGGAGCTTGAACCCGCTGTTCGTCGAGTGGCTGATGGGCTGGCCTCCCGGCTGGACATTGCTCGCGTGGACCGACTTCGCCTGCTCGGCAACGGCGTTGTTCCACTGGAAGCAGCGTATGCGGTTCGCACTCTCGCAACTCGCCTCGCCGCAAGCGGCTCCGCCGGCGCAACTCGCCTTGTTCGGATGATGGAGATTGCCGGGTGAAACACGTCAGAGAGTTGACCGACCAAGACCTGCGGGTCGCCCTCGAACGGAATGCGACGAAAATCGCTGAGGTGACGATGGCGTTGCTCGAACTGCGAGAGCATGTCGAGACTGCGCCAGTCCTCCTTGAGAGCGCAATCATCCAGCGGATAGACGCCATCTTGCTCGGAGGCGCACAATCATGAACGTGCCCTACAGCTCCCAAGATTTCCGCCCCGCGCTTCCCGATGCCATTGAGGCCGAGCAGGCGTTGCTTGGCGCCATCCTCATCAGCGCCGATGCCTATTGGCGTGTGGCCGGGTTCCTGAAGCCGCAACACTTCCATGAGCAACTGCACGGCCAGCTATACGAAACCATCGGAACGCTCATAGCCGAGGGCAGGGCGGCAACACCAATCACGGTGAAGCCCTATCTGCCGGCCGATCGCATGGTCGGCGAAATGACCCTGTTCGAATACATCGTCCGTCTTACCTCCGAGGCTGTCACTGTTTCCGGCGCCTATGACTTTGCCCGCGCCATCATCGAAATGTGGGCCAGGCATCAACTTATCGGCGTCGCTCAGGATCTCGACACTCTGGCGCGCAACATGCCGATCGACATGACGCCGGAGAAGATCATCGCATCGTCAGCCGACCAGCTGACCCGGATTGCGCAGGAAGGCAACGAGCGCGCCGGTGCCACGAAATACGGTGTGCTGCTGCCCAATGCCGTCAGCAAGGCAGCCCAGGCCAGCACCGACACCGCAGCGCGCATTCCGTGGTTCCTTCCCGAGATCACCGAGGCGCTGGGAGACATCCGCCGCGGCAACCTGATAGGCCTGATGTCGGATTCGGGCGGCGGCAAAACCTCGTTTTCGCTCCAGCAGTGCCGGCACGCCGCGTCCAAGGGGTTCCGCAGCGCGTTCTTCTCGATCGAGATCACCGAGGAGGAATCCGCGCTGCAAGCCGCGGCACAGCAAAGCCAAATCAGCCTCGGCCGGATCGACGCCTACACCCTCAATTCCAAGGAGGCGGCCGATCTGGAGACCGAGATGTCGAAGGCGGTCGACCTGCCGTTCTACATCGTCGGGTTCGGCGAGTGCTCCCTGTCCGACATTCGCATCAAGGCCGAGGCGATGGTGAAGAGCCAGGGGCTCGATCTGATCGTCATCGACCATGCCAAGATGATCACCCTGCCCAATCCCAAGGACATGTTCGCCGAGCGTATCAACGCGCTCTATCGCGGGCTCAAGGCGCTGGCCAAGTCGCTGAACATCGGGATCGTTATCCTCATCCAGCGCAATGACGACTGGAAGCAGCGGTGGCGGGCTGGTTCTGAACTCCGCCCAGTCATGGGCGACGCCTACGGCGGCGGCTCGATCAAGCAGAGCCTCGACGTCTGGTTCTCGCTCTATCGACCGGAGCCGCTTTATCGCGAGCTCATCCCCACCATGCCGCCCGAGTACCTGAGCAAAGCGCAGAAAGAAGAGGGCAAAAAGACCCGCAAGGAAGAGATGATCCAAAAGCTCGAGCAGTGCAGGGGCCGCGCCTGGGTCATCAATCATAAGCGCCGGCGCGGCGAGCCCGGTCGGTCACCAGAAATCGCGTTCGACGGGGAATACACGATGTTCAAGTCGGCTGGCGCTGAGTTGCCGCCGGCATTCGAAGGCTTCGAGGGGTTCTGATGGCCGACTTCCTCCCAGAATATCGCTACCTGCCATGGAAGGGCGGCTATCGGCCCATGTTTCGGCTGTTCACGTCAGACCGGTGGAAGCTGGTGCGCAAGGACGGCGAGCCCGTCAGTTGCAACACCGCCAGCCAGGCGCTTGCCGAAGCCAAGGAATGCGTGCGGCGCATCCTCAATCCCGAGATCAGGGCGGAGACGGCCGACACCGATCCCGCAATCCCCGACTTCCTCGACAGCGATGAATGGCGCCGTGAGCGAGCCGCACGGACGGCCGAGGAGCAGCAGGAGGCATTCGGCACGATCTTCGTCAGAAGCAAGCCGGTGACGATCGAGTACGTGAAGAGGAGGGCAAGAGTCTGATGCCAGCTTATCGAAGCTCAGCAGAGGCAGAAGTCCGAGATGCCGTCGTGGCCCGCATCCGCGAGCGGCGGCCCAATGCTCGCATCATCCATGAGATCAATGTCAGCACCTACGGGCCGAACCGGATCGACGTGCTGGCAGTGGACCGGGCAGAAATCATCTCGGTTGAGATCAAGTCGGCCAAGGACAAGCTGGACCGGCTGCCGGCGCAAATCGAATCCATGAACCGTGTCGCGCATCACGTCGTCGCGGCGCTGCACGAAAAGTTCCTTGTCGAGCAGGAAACCAATCAATGGGCGGCTCACTATGAGCGAGACGGCAAATTCTATCTTCGGCGCGTCCCAGACGGGATAAAAGACGCTGAGGTGTGGGTATATCCCGAGATACGTCGGGCTATGCCGATCGCCGAACACGATGGCTTGGCGCGCTGGCGTTTCCCCGACCAGAGGGTTGAGACCTCCTTGCCATCGGCGGCGCTCGATATGTTGTGGCGCGATGAACTCTATGAGCTTTGCGGGATGTTCCGCATCTCGGCAACCCGCCGCTCGAATATGTCGGAAATGATGGCGGCGCTTCGCTGGAACTGTACCGGCAAGGATCTCACGCGCGGCGTCTGCTGGATGTTGCGGGCGCGACGATGTGTGGAGGCCGACCCCGAGATTGTCGAGAGGATCGCTGCATGACCCTCGCCGTCTCCTCCAAGCACACCATGGCCGGAGCCCAGCGCGTCGTTGTCGATGACGGGTTCCGGTTGAAGCGTCTGTATCGCAGGCAAAGGGTTACTCTCTTGTCTCTCCGCTGGCTGGCGGCACAGGAAGCTCTAGGCAGGACAGCCGCCGCCGTCGAGGCGATTGAACAGCCAGACGAGCCAGAGGACAACGGGCCGAATCCTGAAGAGATCATTGCTGCCGTCGCCGCAGAGCATGGCGTCGAAGTGCGCGGTATCCTGTCCACTTCACTCCGGAGCGATATCGTTGCCGCGAGAGGTGATGCCGTTGCTGCCGTCTACCTCAACTGCCAGATCGACGGCCGGCGCTACACCCTGACTGAGTTGGGGCGCGTATTCGGCTTTGATCGCACCGCAGTGCGCCGCATGCTCCAGAAGAGGGGGCTCAAATGAATAGGCCACACTTGCATTGCCCAACCTGCGGCCAACCAACCCGGCATGATGACTTAGAAGGTGTCATCATCGACCGCGGCCTGACGAGGTCGCAGGCAGAAATCCTGCGCGCTATCGTCGGCGCCAAAGGGCGAACCGTGACGCACGACCATATCCTCGACGCGCTTTACCGGGACGATCCCGACGGCGGCCCGGAGTATGCTCGGACCATCGTCACAGTCTTCATCAGCCAGTTGCGGAAAAAGCTGGCCGGCACCGGCATCGATATCATGACGGTGTGGGGCGTTGGCTATCGGCTGGACGCGGCAAAGGCAAGGCTACCACGATGAGCCGACCTAAGGGCCAACTCGACGCATTGCTCGACGGGCTGGGCATCCGACTGGTGCCGATCTACCGCCGGCGTGAGGCTGCGCAGAGCCATGCCCGCGGTACGATGCATGAGATCCGGAATGAATACGGCGACGGTCATCTGATCTTCGTGCTCCGCTGCATCAAGCAGACCAAGAACAACCGGGATGAGCTCTGGTCGGAGACGATCGGCGCCATATCCGACATTCTGATCCAGCGGCCGGATTGGGCACTGGAGCGCGCCGGGGACGTGCTGGAAGCCTTCGACCAGATACCCCTTGGCGTGTTGCGCGGGGAAGCCGTAGCCCGTCGTCCCTGGCCGGTGCGCGCCTCCCTGCGAATGCTTATCTACAAGAGCCTTGAATCCATCCTCGATGAACCGGAGCAACGCCTTGCAGTATGATTATACCGAAGCCGCGGCGCTCGCCGATCTGATCACCATCGTGAAGGCTCGCTTCATCGAGGCGGCTGACACCATCGCGCATATGGACGTGAGGCAGTTGAGGCCGGCAAAGGTCCGATCTCTGTGGCCAGCGCTGCAGGTCGAGACCGTCGGCGTCGGCGGCCATCATCCCGGCTATGGCATCAACGGCAACCATGTCCCGTATCGCCCATCCAGCAAGGCCATATCGCGCGCCGAGGAAGTCATGTACGGTTGGCTGATCGACTATGCCGGCGACGATGAAAGCCGCATCCTGCTCGGCAACTGGTCGATGTGCATGGCGGCACCACGTCTGGCCGGTTCATTCCGCCAGTTCTGCAAGAAAACGGGCCGTTCGCGTAGTACGGCAGATCGCCGCCTAGACGATGCATTCGAACGCGTTGCGCGTCAAATCCTTAAAAATGCTCAATCGTTACAAGGCCCTAGCTGGTCGAGGGTGGTGCCAATGATGCCAAATCAGCGTATAGATTTGGATAACCTGGCCACAGTCACACACTGGATGGCCGACGACGCCAAGCCGACCCATCGAGCGGACCTGCTAGAGCCGATGTTGGGGCAGCGCAAGGCAGCATAACCCAGAGAGTTTTGCAGGGCAGGGGAAATGGTGGCCGTAATTCCATCCACTCCCAACGGCTGGGTAGCCTCCCTCCCTGCAACCAGTTCCCGGCCGTGCGGGTAATCGCGGCAAATCCAACCGAAAGGAACCCTGATGGTTCGAACCTTCCGAAGTCTCTTCTTCGGCGGCCTCGCCATGCTTGCGGCTGCCATCATCTTCAGCATGCCGGCATCTGCCGTCAGTCGCGACACCGGCATCTATAACCTGACCTATGAGCCGCCGGGCTATATCGTGCCGGACCTCATGAAGGTCGCCGCGATCAATCCCGAGCGCGAGGCCGTGCCCAAGCCCGGAGATGCTCCATTTGATCTCGTTTACACTCGTTCGAACCAGTCGCTGACCGCCTGGCGCATCGCCGTCGATGCTTACTCGCACATCGATCCGCACATTGCGCAGGCATAAGTCTTAAAAGGCCGTCGTCCTACAGCGGGCGGCGGCCACCGGCCCAAGCATGTCCATTTCTGCTCCCTCAACCGAGGGCGAAGATATGCACATCGAATTGCCCGCCAGCGCTTCCTCACCCTATGAGCCAGATGGTCAGCGGTTAGCCAGTGCGGGCAAGCCTATAGGCGACGGGCGCTGCGGCCCGTCCTGATCCCTACATCAGCAAAGAGCGGAGAGCGCGCGGGCTAGGAGTACGGCTCAAGCCGATGGAGAAGGGCGCGGCAGGCAAGGGCGGTTCTAACGTCAGCCCCGCGCTTCTTCATATCAACGACCGAGTTTGCGGATATGCCAAGAAGGCGCGCGCACTCGGCATCGGAGCGGCCAAGGCCCGCCGACTTCATGTCAGCGAGCCAGCGGGTGAAGGCGTCAGGGGTCATTTCAAATACTCCTGAATGCGCTTTGCTTCAGAGTCGAACTGAGCCGCGCTGTTGCGATACTCTTGGTATCTGTCGAGCGCGTGGAGCGCATCTAGGAACCGACGCTTCTTCTTCAGCCCGATGTAGTCTTTGCGCTTTTGGCTTGCCCATTCGCGGAAGCGGTCGCGCTCAGCGCGGACCCTTGCGAGGTCCGCCTTATATTGAGCTTTGACTTCGGGGCTCATGCGGCCTCCAGCTCTTCGCAGAAGGCCACAAACTGATCTTCTGGCATCTTGGCCATCAGCGCATCGAGAGTGGCAGAGAGAACGATATCTGCCTCGGCGCGGGTGTCCACGATCAACTTCGTAGCCATGTCCTTGAGCATCGCGACGTTGAGTTTGCTGACCTTGGCGTTGAGTTTCTGCTGAGCGGTCATGTCGATCTCCCTTGTTGTTGAGATCAATCTATCCAAGTAACTTGTATGTGTCAACATCAAAATACAAGATAGTTGGATAAAAGTGGCGCATGGCATACAGGCAGCTTGTAACGGGGCTGACGAAGACCTGGTAGGCAGCCGGCCCAATGGGCGTCGAGTAGGGCGGACAATCCCGGCATTTGAATTCGCCGCCGGAAATCAAACGGAAATCAAACATGGCAGGCAAATCGCGCGGAGGGCATCGCCCAGGCGCAGGAAGGCCGTCAGGGGCGCGATCGAGGGCGACGGCGGCACACAAGGCCACGCTATCCGACCTTGCCCGTGCGCATACGTCCACGGCCCTGCAGGTGCTGGTTAATGTCGCCAAGGACGGTGAGAGCGAAAGTGCTCGGGTTGCGGCAGCCAATGCCTTGCTTGACCGAGCCTATGGAAAGCCTCGCCAGTCTCATGAGCATTCCGGCCCCAACGGCGGCCCCATCACGTCCGTGGACCTGACCAAGTTGAGTGGTGATGAACTCGCGCAGCTCGAATCCATCTTCGGTCCGCTTGCCGGATCCGGCGACGATGATGCGCCTGATCAGGGCGGAGAAGGCGCGTAGGGCGGCAGAGGCTGAACGGGAGCGTATAGCCAAGGATGCCGAGCGTATCCGCGCGCGGTGTCAGTCATCACTGGCGGCATTCGTCCGAGAAGCCTGGCATGTCCTTGAACCTGGCAGCGACTATGTTCACGGCTGGCATATCGATGCGATCTGCACACACCTCGAGGCCATAACCGAAGGGCGGATCAACCGGCTTCTGATCAACGTGCCGCCGGGCACGATGAAGTCTCTGATTGTCTCGGTGTTCTGGCCAGCGTGGGAATGGGGTCCGCGTGGCCTTTCCTGGATGCGCTACCTGACGACCTCCTACTCGGAGAACTACGTCAAGCGCGACAGCCGGCGCATGCGCGACCTGGTGTCTAGCGAATGGTATCGGTCGCTCTGGCCCGAGGTTGCCCTTGTCCGTTCGGGCGAGGCGTCATTCGCCAACTCGGCAACGGGGTTTCGTGAAGGTGTCCCTTTCGCTAGCCTCACCGGCGGCCGTGGTCACCGTGTCCTAATCGATGACCCGCATTCGACCGAAACTGCTGAAAGCCCGGCCGAGCGCCAGCGGACGACGCGCATCTTCCGCGAGTCCGTGCCGTCTCGTCTGGTCGACCCGAAGACCTCGGCCATTGTCGTCATCATGCAGCGGCTGCACGAAGATGACGTCTCTGGCCAGTGCATCAAGCTCGGGCTTGGGTATGAGCATCTTATGCTCCCCATGGAGTTCGAGCCTGAACGCCGGTGCCGGACGGTGATCGGTTTCACCGACCCTCGCACATACGAAACCGAACTGCTGTTTCCAGAGAGGTTCCCGCGTGAGGTTGTGGATCGCGATAAGAAGCCTATGGGCTCTTACGCTGTGGCTGGCCAGTTCCAACAGCGTCCTGTTCCTCGAGAGGGCGGCCTGTTCAAACGGGAATGGTTCGAGGGTAAATTCATCTCAGTGGCACCAGCCGGCACCAAATGGGTCCGACATTGGGACTTGGCGGCAACGGCCAAGGCCACGGCTGCGCGGACCGCCGGCGTCAAGCTTGGCAGGACGCCTGACGGTAGGTTCATCGTCGGGCATGTCGTGAAGACGCAGGCCGAAGGCAATGAGGTCCGCAAAGTGATCAAGGCCACGGCCGAGGCCGACGGCAAGGATGTCGAAATCAGCCTCCCGCAAGACCCTGGACAGGCTGGCAAGGTGCAGGCCAAGGACTTCGTCGCCATGCTCGCCGGCTTTGTCGTGAAGGCCGAGCCGGAAACAGGCGACAAAGTCACCAGAGCCGAACCGTTCTCCGCTCAGTGCGAGGCCGGCAACGTCTTCATCGTCCTCGGTGATTGGAACGCCGACTACATCGACGAGCTCTGCCTGTTCCCGGGCGGCTCGTTCAAGGACCAGGTCGACGCATCGTCCGGAGCATTCGGGCGGCTATTGAAGCCTAGAGCATCCACCAGCACCGCAACTGTTTCAGGGCTATATTGATGACGGACGCGGTAGACACCAGACATCCAGACTGGACCGAGCGCGCCGAAGAATGGCGGCTCATGCGGGACAGCAACCGCGGCGAGACGGCAATCAAGGACGCCGGGAAGGTCTATCTCCCGCAGCCGTCCGGTTTCGCAAAGCAGGCAGACGGCGGTGTTGCGCTCTATGCCGCCTACCAGAAGCGTGCGCAGTTCGCCGAGATCGTTTTGCCGGCTGTCATGGCAATGGTTGGCGTCATCCACCAGGCCGAGATCAAGGTCGTCATCCCCGACAGTATGGCAAAGCTCTGGGAACGCGCCACGGCTGACGGGTTGCCACTTGAGGCCTTCCACCGCCGGATCACCGCCGAACTGCTCCTGATGGGGCGCTATGCCGTTCTGGTCGACGCCCCGAGTTCCGGCGACCTTCCTTGGCTGGCCGGCTATCAGGCGGAATCGCTGATCAACTGGGCCGAAGACCGCTCCATGTTCGTGCTCAATGAGAGCGGGCTGGTACGCAACGGCTTCGAATGGACCGACAGAAAGCAGTATCTGGCGCTGCTCCTTGAGAACGGGAAGTATGTCGGTCGCCGGTATGATGGCGACGGCAATCCGATCAAAGACAAGGAAGGCGAGCCGACTACCGCCAAGGGCGACAACCTCACGGAAATCCCTATCGTTGTCATGGGGCCGCGCGACCTATCACTGAAGCCTGAAACACCGCCATGCATCGGCATCGCGCGTTCGGCCGTCTCGATGTACCAGCTTTCGGCAGATTACCGCTGGCAACTGTTCATGACCGGCCAGGAGACGTTCGTCGTCATCAATGGCGAAGCGCCGGAAACTGTTGGCGCTGGCGTGGTGATCTCTCTGCAAGGCAATGGCGAAGGCAAGCAGCCAGACGCCAAGTATGTCGGCCCTGCCGGAACGGGCATTGCAGCTCACCGCGTGGCCATTACCGACGAACAGCAGAACGCAGCCAATGCCGGTGCCCGCCTGTTCAACAGCGGCCAGAAGACGGCCGAGAGCGGCGATGCGCTGCGCATCCGGTACACCTCGGAGACCGCTTCGCTGATCAGCGTTGCCCATGCCAGTTGTGCCGGGCTTGAAAAGGCTCTCCGCTACGCCGGCCGCATGATGGGCCTCGGCGAAACCGAGATCGGCAACATCGTCGTCACGCCGCCCAAGACACTGGTCGAGCGCACGATAACGCCGCAGCAGATGACCGCGATCATGGGGCTCTGGGAAAAGGGCCTGATCAGCGGCGAGACGGCCTATGAGAACCTGCAGGCCGGCAACGTCGCCAGCGCGGAACGCGATTGGGCCGAAGAACAGGACATGATCGCCAAGGAGCAGCTTGGAGCGGCTGCCGACCAAATGGCGGCAATGACGCCGCCCGACGTCACGCCCGCCGCAAAGTAGGGATCGCAAATGGCAACCCGCAAACAGGCTGCTAAGGCGGCCCCAAAGCCAGCTAAGCAGAAGACGCCTCAGCGTTCCGCATCGAAGGCCAAGGCAGTTGAAGTGGCGCCGTCAGCGCCGCGCACCGAAGAACACATGAGCATCCGCAAGATCAGCAACGGCTATGTCGTGCGGGAATCGTGGACCGAGGGCAAGGGCGCGAGCTCCAAGTATCTGGAGCGCGAGACTTTCACCAAAACCAAGCCGACCATCAAGATCTGATCGGCATCTCAACGCCCGGCAGTGACCGGGCCAATCATGGAGCAAGCCAGTGGCTTTGAAAGCTATTCTGGACAGCCTCGATAGTGTCGACGCTGCCCTGCATGACCACTACAAGGAAGTCGACGGCAAGTTCGTCCTGCAGATCGACGGCGTCAGGGATCATCCCGAAACGCAGGCTCTCAAGGCCGCGCTCGAGCGGGTCCGCAAGGAAAAGAAAGACCTGGTTACCGAGCATGAGGAGGCAGTGGCTCGCCTTGAAGGCCTGCCGGATGACTTCGATGCCGATGCCTATGAGGCGCTGCGCGCCGCGGCTGATGGCAAAGAGCCTGGTAAATCCGACGACCGGCTCGTCCAGGTCCGTGAGCAGTTGGAACGCAAGCACGCCGATGCGATCGGCAAGAAAGACACCGAGATCGCCAAGCTGCGCGGCACCATCGAGCGCCTGACCATCGACGACGGTCTGTCCCGCGCCATGGATGACGCCAATATCGACGCCAAGCACAAGAAGAAGCTGGCGCCGTATCTGAAGGCCATCGGCAAGATCAAGCTGGAAGAGGGCGACGACGGCTTCTCCGCTCAGGTCGATACCGACATGGGTCCTGTCTCGCTCGCCAAGTTCGTTTCGGACTGGGCCGGTTCCGACGATGGCAAGGAATATGTAGGCAAGCCCAAGGGCCTCGACACCAAGGGATCTGATGGCCGTCACGTCGACGTCAACCCGTGGGCCAAGGACACCGCCAACCTCACCAAGCAGGGCGAGGTCGTACGTGCCGATCCCGGCAAGGCCCGCCGCATGATGGCAGCTGCTGGCCTCTCCGAAGCACAGATCAATCAGCGGCTCAACGCCGCCTGACACTCGCGGGCAGTGCTCGCACAAACCCGCAGCCGTGCCAGTGGCCGGCTGATTTCACTTTGAAACCAGCCAAACACAGGAGATTCCCCAATGGCCGGTACCAAAATCGCGGACGTGATCGTCCCGTCCGTCTTCAATCCGTACGTCATCGAGCGCACCGCCGCTCTTTCGGCTCTTTACCAGTCCGGCATCATCGCGACCGTTCCCGGCCTCGACGTGCTCGGCGCCAAGGGCGGCACGACCATCGCCATGCCGTTCTGGCAGGACCTGACCGGTGCCGACGAGGTGCTGTCCGACTCCGGAGCTCTGACCGTCAACAAGATCCAGGCCGATCAGGACGTTGCAGTCCTCCATACCCGCGGCAAGGCCTGGGGCGTCAACGATCTGGCCAAGGCGCTGTCGGGTGACGACCCCATGGCTGCGATCGGCGACCTCGTGGCCGCCTACTGGGCACGTCGCTGGCAGGACCTGACCATCGCCACGCTCAAGGGCGTGTTCGCGGCCTCGTCCATGTCCGGCAACGTCCATGACATCAGCGGCGGGACCGGTGGGGCTGCGGTCATCGGCGGCGATGCCGTCGTGGATGCGCTCTACAAGCTCGGCGATGCCGCTGGCGGCCTGACCGGCTTTGCGATGCACTCCAACACCGTCGCCACGCTGGTCAAGCAGGGTCTCATCGACTTCCGCCCCGACGCCGAAGGCAACCCGACGCTGCCCTACTACATGGGCAAGCGCGTCATCGTGGACGATGCCATGCCGGTCGCTTCCGGTGTCTACACCTCGTACCTGTTCGGCGCCGGTGCGCTCGGCCTGGGCGAGGGTAACGCGCCGGTCCCGACCGAGACCGACCGTGACAGCCTCGCCGGCGAAGACATCCTGATCAACCGCCGTCACTTCGTGCTTCATCCCCGCGGCGTGAAGTGGAAGGGCACCAAGGCCGGTACGTCCCCGACCAATGCCGAGCTTGGCACCAGCAACGCCTGGGAGCGCGTCTACGAGGCCAAGAACGTCCGCATGGTGCAGTTCAAGCACCGCAACGTCGCGGCCTAACCAGACAGGGCGGGGCTTCCGGTCCCGCCCATCCCCTTCACCAGACATAGGAGGCCGATATGGCTATCCCTGAAATTCAGCGCGGCAAGATCGGTTCGCGCTCGCAGCGCAAGGCATTCGCCACGGCGGAAGCGCTTGCGTCCTATGCCGTGGCTGCGCTGCCGGATGCGGCCAAGAGCGCTGGGCAGATGGTCTATTGCTCGAACGGTGCATCGGGCCAGCCATGCCTTGCCTATTCCAATGGCACATCGTGGCTGCGCATTACGCTCGGCACCGCCGTCTCGGCTACGTAAGGAGGGCCAGATGGGTCTCGCATCATTCAACCGCATGCGCCGGGAAATGGCGGAAAAGGCCAAGGGCGATCCCCTCGACCACGACCATGACGGCAAGAAGGGCGGCTCGACCAAGCAGGAGCCGAGCACGGAACTTTCCGAACTCCGCGCTGCATATCAGGCCAAGCTCGGCAAGAAGCCGTTCGGTGGCTGGGATGCCGAGACGCTGAAGGCGAAGATCGCAGAGGCGGCCGGCGCGTGAGCAATGTCGTCAAGTTTGAGCCGATCGAAGTCGGCGACGATTTCCGGTTTGACCCGGACGAGATCCTCGAGACCGCCAAAGGGCAGGGGTTCCAGACCATCGCCATCCTCGGCCAACTTGAAGACGGAACGTTCTGGGTCAGTGGCAGTGCAAATGCTGGCGAAACGCTCGTTCTCATGGAGCGAGCCAAGCGCCAGATCGTATTCGGCGAGGACTGAACTATGCCACTCACCATCACGCCCGGCGCATCCGATACCGACAGCTACGTCGATGTTGATGCCTTCAAGACCTATTGCGAGCGCATCGGCTATGACGTGACCGGTAAGGCCGACACCGATTTGGAACAGGCGCTTCGCCGCGGCACGCGTGGGCTGGATGGCATCTACGGGCAGCGTTTCATCGGCTCACCAACATCTGCCGATCAGGCGCTTGAATGGCCGCGCACAGGGGCTGCGTGGCGCGGTTCCGACATCCCGGGCGACATTGTGCCCCAGAAGGTCAAAGACGCTGCCTGTGAGGCTGCCTGGCGGGAATTGACGGTGCCTGGTTCGCTGTCTCCCGATCAGGAGCGCGGCGGCCGGATCAAGCGCAAGCGCGAAAAGGTCGAAGGCGCCATTGATGAAGAAACCGAGTGGATGGATGGCGCGCCGGCCGAAACCACGTTCAGCGCCATCGAAGGGCTGCTGTCCGGTCTGATCACGCGCAAGGCTGGCGGCACGACATTCGGCTTCGTGGCGAGGGCATAGGCCAATGGCTGACCGCTACGCGCCCAAGCAAGCCACGGCAACGCGGCTGCTGAAGAAGTGGAAGCAGGGTGTCGTTCAGCTTAGGCGCATCGTTCCCGGCGTTCGCCCACCTGACCTTCCATCCTGGGATCCGGACCCAGAAGGAGAGCCGGTAACCTACGAGCTCGCAGCCACGGTCAAACGCCTCCACCAGCGCTATGAGAACGGCGTCCTAATCGTCCAGACCGGCGACATGGTGACGTTTGCGGTGCCGGAGGTTGTGCCTGTCCTGACCGATCTGCTCGTCATCGACGGTGCCGAGCGTGTCATCACCAATCTGACGCCAATCCCGCCGGCAGGAACTGTCGTGGCCTACAGGGCTTGGTGTGCGGCTTAGGAGATCAATATGAACCGACGTGCATTCCTCGGGGCCATCGGCCTCGCTCCCGTTGCTGCGGTCGCTTCCGTGGCGAAGCCTGCTTACGCCTCTGGCGGATATGTCGGCGAGCGGGGCCCGGAGGCCATTGTACCGCTGAAGCGGAAGGCTGCTACCGCCTCGCTTGGGTTTAAGGTCGACACTGAAGAGATGCGCCGCAGCATCAACGAGATGGTCAAGCAGGCCGTGGACGATTGCATGGCTTCCTCCCGCACATCGAAGGCAGAAGCCGCGAGGATGATCATTAGGCGCATGGCCGTCTAACCAGCCATGCTGAAACGCCTCACTCCCCGCGAGCAGTTCGAGCAACTGGTCGCCAACTTCGAGCCGCTGATCCGCAAGGCGTTCGAGGATGCTATCGAGGATATCAAATCGCGGGCAGAGATCGGGCGGATCGTCGAGCGATTGGAGCGCCGCGACATTGATGGCACCATGAAGGCGCTGCACCTCGATCCGGCTGCTTTCCGACCGCTCGACACAGCCATTTCCAACACCTTCAACGGCGGTGGCGTGGCAACGACGGGCAGGCTTCCGCCGCTCCGAGAGCCTGGTGGCGGACAGGTCATCATCCGTTTTGACACGCGCAACGTGCGCGCCGAAGACTGGCTGCGCGACCACTCCGGCCAACTCATAACCAATATCGTGGATGACCAGCGCATCGCGATCCGCACGGCAATGGTGAGCGGGTTGGAGCGTGGCCTAAATCCCCGCTCGACGGCCTTGGACATAGTTGGCCGCATCAACCGCGTTTCTGGGGTCCGAGAAGGCGGCATCATCGGTCTGACCGCGCAGCAAGAGCGGTTCGCGGCCTCATACCTTGAGGATTTACTGTCGGGCGATCCGGCGCGCATGCGCTCGACCCTTGATCGCGCTAGGCGAGACAAGCGGTTTGATCGGTCCGTGATGAAGGCGATCAATGAAGGTCGGTCGGTCGATGCCGAATTGGCCGGCCGCATGGTTGGCAGATATCGTGATCGGCTTCTGCAGTTGCGTGGTGAGACCATCGCCAGAACCGAAACGATGGCTGCGCTCAACGAGAGCCAGATGGAGGCTATGCGGCAGGCGGTCGACGGCGGAGTTGATCCGACCACCATTGTGAAGGTCTGGCATTCCGCCCATGACAACCGCGTCCGCGACAGCCACAGGGAAATGCACGGCCAAGAGGTCGGACTGAACGGAAAGTTCATCAGTCCCTCAGGCGCAATGCTTGCCTATCCAGGAGATCCATCGGCGCCGGCAAACGAGATTATCAATTGCCGATGCTGGATGGAAACAAAGATCGACTTCCTAGCAGGGCTTGAGTGATGGCACCGACCACCGGCATTCACGTCAGCCCCAATAACCGGCTGTCGAGAGGGCAGGCGCGCTTTTCTGGCCAGATCGATGAATGGGTACTGGCGACAGAACAGCGCCTTACCGCCGTGATGCGCGAGAGCGCGCGCCGTACCATCGAAGTCATGCAAACGCCGGTCAGCGAAGGCGGCAACATGCCGATCGACACCGGGTTTCTGCGCGCATCTCTGACCGTGGTGATCAATGGCAAGCCTCCGCAAGCCCTACGGGTCAGCGACGGCCAGAAGCACATGTACAACGCCTCGGCCATCGTCCTTGAAATCGCGAAGTTCAACGCCGGGGATAGGCTAGTCGCGGGCTATACCGCCAACTATGCCCTTCATGTCGAGTATGGCGCGCGAGGCAGGGAAGGACGCGGTTTTACGCGCCTTGCCGCGCAGCAGTGGAGCCAGATTGTGCGGGATGTCACGGCCGAAGCAAAGGCACGTGTCGCGGCTCGAGCAGCGCGATAAGGGGGAGGCCGTGGCAACCGTTCAATCCAGCATCGAGGCGGCGCTGTTCGCCCGAGTGAACACGCTCGTCTTGTCGCCGGCCTTGCCGATCGCGTGGCCGAACTTCGCTTTCCCAGGCGTTGACGCACAGGGTAGGGAAAAGCCCAAGCCGGCGTCTTATCTCCGCGTAATGCACATGCCTAACGCGGCCTACCGCCTATGCATCGGCTCTGGCTCGCCGCACCAGCGCCAAGGCCTTCTGCAACTGGACGTGTTTCAGCCCCTGAACAAAGGCGCCACTGCGGCAACGGAACTGGCCGAGACGGTGGCGGAGCATTTCCCGACCGACCTGAAGCTTAGGAGCGGGACGGTTACGCTCCGGGTGACGAAGTTTCCGGACATCGCCCAGGCATTCTCCGACAGCACGCATTGGCAGGTGCCGGTTACCGTCGCCTACGAGTGTTTCGCATAGCCGCACCGCCCTTCGGCAAGGCACCCACTGACACCCCACACAACCTGAAAGGAGGTCGCCATGAGCGACTTGTTCGCCGTTGCCGGCGCGAAAATCTTCATTGGCTCGGCCGCCATGGCCGCACCTACCGTTGACGTCATCCCGTCCGACTTCGCGGCTGTTGCCTGGACCGAGATTTCCGATTGGACGCAGTGCGGCTCGATCGGTGACGCCGCCCAGCTGATCACCACGCAGGTCATCAGCCAGAGCCGCGACAAGAAGCAGAAGGGCACCCGCAACGCGGGCTCGATGCAGAACGTCTTCGCCATCAACTCCAGCGACCCCGGCCAGATCGCAGTGATCGCGGCTGAGAAGACCGGCAACAACTATCCCTTCAAGATCGAATGGAACGATGCCCCCGGCGGCGCTTCGTTCCCGGTGGCCATCACCATCGCTAGCCCTGGCGTCATCACCAAGACAGCGCACGGCCTCACTGTCGGCCGCAAGGTCAAGTTCTCGACCACCGGTGCTCTCCCGACCGGCCTCACTGCTGGGGTCGAGTACTACGTCAAGACCGTGCCGGATGCCGACACCTTCCAGGTCTCCGCGACCCCGACCGGCACCGCCATCGCCACCACGGGCACCCAGAACGGCACGCACACCGTCATCGTCACGCCGATCGGCACGGTGAACTACTTCATCGGTCTGGTCATGTCGGCACAGCAGGCCGGCGGCGGCGCCAATACGGTTCGGTCGCTGAACGCCACAGTCGAGGTCAACTCGAACCTCGCCACAGTCCAGCCGTCGGCTTAAGGAGCCCACTGAATGACCAAGAGCAAAGCCGCGCTCGGCGCCGGCAATGTGGAAATTGAACTCGATGGGGAGACGGTCACACTCCGTCCGTCTCTCCAGGCGGCGCAGACGATCTCGCGGCAGGCTGGTGGTATCTCATCGGCCCTTTCTGCCGTGGGGCGCTTCGAGTTCGACACCATTGTTACGGTGGTCACGCTTGGCCTAGGCCTCACCGGCAATGACGCCAAGGAGGTCCCTGGCCGCGTCTATCGCACCGGCCTTTCCGATCTGATCGCCCCCCTGTCCATCTACCTCGCCAACATCGCCAATGGCGGCCGTCCCGCTGCGGGAGGAGAGGAAGACCAGGACCCTCGCAGCGAGTAAGCCACGTCGAATTCTATGACGGGCTCGCCGAAATTGCCCTTGGCTGGCTTGGCTGGACCGAGGAACAGGCTCTTCGGGCCGACGTGAACGCCATCATCGTCGGCTACGAAGGCAAACGCGATCTGTTCGAGACCATCGGCTACCTGAAACCAGCCGAAGAGGTCGAGGCGCCCAAAGAGCAGGCGCCTCTGCCCGAAATGAACCCGCAGCTCTTCCAAGCCCTCTTCGCCAAACAGTAAACCGGATCGCCGCCCATGTCCGTTGCCGAACTCGGATTTGCGATCGACTCCTCGCAGGCCGTTACTGCGAAGTCGAATCTCGACAAGATGTCGGCGGCGGCTGGTGCTGCGGAGCAGGCACAGCAGAGGCTGTCGGCTGCATCGTCGGGGGCGAATGCTGCCCTGACTCGCATCGCTTCGGGCGTCGATCAGGCCAATGTCATGCTGGCCAAGCTGGTTGCAGCGGTCGAGGCCGGCAATACCGCGCAGACGAAGTTCGCCGCATCGGCGTTGAGGGTCGAAACGGCGAACATCGCCACGGCTCGGACGGCCGAGGTGGCTACTGCAGCCATGCGCCAGAGCACCATTGCCACGGACCAGGCAACGCAGGCCTTGGAGCGCCAGAACGCGGCTGTCATGGCTCAGGCGGCAGCAGCACGCGCTCGGGCGGCATCTGGTCTCGATGCGTGGGGAAACCCGGCGAACTCGAACCAGCAGGCCGCATCTGGTTCGTCGCGCGCTCCTACCATGGGTTCGTTCCAGGCCGGCGCCGGCGCAGTCCGCATGTTCACGACTGGCGCGGCCTCCACTACAGCCTTCGCAACGGCAATCGGGGCAATTCTCAACCCGGCAATGGCCGTGCACTTCGCGCTGTTCGCGATTGGCGGCGCGGCGGTCGAGTATTTCCGGCGCAGCCGTGACGGCGCAGATCAGCTTGGCGAAGCGCTCAAGAAGAACAAGCAGGCCGTCACCGAACTCGCGGATGCTTACAAGCTCGTCGGTTTCAATATCGACGAGGTGACGCGGAAATCTGTCCTCATGGCCGAGGCCGCAGAGCGGCAGTCGCGCAGGCAGACCCAGAAGGAACTCGACAAGAGTCTAAAGAGCCTTCTCGGCGACACGTCGAACATGAGCATGGGCTTCCTGTTCCCTGAATGGATGCGAAGCTCTGACGTTACGCTGGTGTTCGATCCTTTCCGCAGCGCTATCGATGGGCTGCGCAAGGGCCTTGCCGCGGGTCATCCTGATTTCGAGACGTTCCAGAAGCAGGTCGACCGGATCGCACAGACAGATCCTGGCAAGCTCCGTCTCTGGGCCGACGTTCTCCTCGATATGCAGGCGGAGGCAGCCGCCACAGCAAAGCAGTTGGGGGTGCTTGACGAATTCAATCGAAATGGCCGCACCGGCAGGCTTGTCGGCCCTGCTGGGATGGATGATCGGCAGGCATCCGGACGGCAGATCATAGATCAGCAGCGCCATGAGCGCGAACTGAAGCTTGCGATGGAGCGGGAGCAGTTCGAGGCTCATCTGGAGCAGCAGAGGGCCCGGACCAATGCCGAGAAGCTCGCAGCCGCCGAACGAATAGCGCGTGCAGGAGCAAGCGGCGCTGCGGCTGACCTTCGTGCGGAGCGTGCGCGCAGAGAGGAACTCCAGCGCCAGGAAATGGAGCGCCGCGACGCCGAGACCGAGCGTCACCGTGCCCAGCTTCGCAGCATCGAGGCCGCCAAGGAAGAACTGTCGCTCATTGGTGCGACCACTGGCGAAACGACCAGACTGCAGTACCAGTTCTCGGAAATCGCCCGGCTCAAGGAAGAAGCCGCGAGGAAAGGCGAACTCGTCAGTACCGCCGAAGTGGAGCGCATCAAGCAGACGGCGGCCGAGCTCGGCAAAGTTGCGGATGCGGCGGCGCGTCTCAATCTGGCCCGCGATCTCCAGTTCGAGCGCGAACAGTTGTTCCGCTCGCCGGAGCAGCAGGAAATCGCTGGCCGACTTCACAGCGCTGGCCTGCCCGTCGATTTCAACTCGGTCGAGGCCGGTCTGATCCGGGCGAATATCCAACTCGACCGCATGAAGTCGACTTGGGAATCGATCTTCGAGACGGCCAATAATGGCGTCGACACCCTAGTTGACGCGCTATTCGATGGCACCTCTAGCATCGAGGATGCGCTGAAGAGTATCGGCCGCGATTTTGCCCGCCAGATGTTCGACCTAGCGGTGACGAACCCGTTCAAGAACTGGCTGACCGGTGGGAACCTTCAATCCATTGCCGATCTTGGCATCTTCGGCTCGGGCGCGTCGAGTGGCCAAGGCGGAGGCTTTGGCGGTGTTCTCGGCAACCTACTTGGGGCTCAGAAGGCCGTCAGTGCCATGCAGGTGCAGGCTGCCAGCGTCATCGTCAACGGCTCGGTTCTCGGAGGTATGGGTGGCCTTGGAGGCATTCCCGGCGTCGGTGGTGGCTTCTCGCCGAATACCACGCTGAGCCAGTTCCTTGGCGGTTCTGCGGCCAATGACAACAAGTCCATGCCGATGGCGCTCTCCGGCATCGGTTCGCCTGTCGGTCAGATGGCCTATGGCAACGACCTCGCCTCCAACATCAAGACGCTGGCGGGCAAGATCGGGGCAAATCCTCGCGATCTCGCCGCGGTCATGTCGTTCGAAAGCGGCTTCCGTCAGAATATCTGGGGTGGGGCCAATAACGGCTACTACGGTCTGATCCAGGCCGGTGCATCCGAGCGCGCGAACTACGGCATCACGCCGGGCGGATCGCTGTCCGATCAGTTCGCCGGGATAGAGAAGTTCTTCAAGGCCCGTGGCTTCAAGCCCGGCATGTCCGGGATGGATCTCTATTCCACGGTCAATGCCGGCAGCCCGGGCCGCTACAATGCCTCGGATGCCATGAACGGCGGGACCTGGGGCACTGTCGCCGACAAGTGGAACTACCAGATGTCGCCGCATTTCGCGAAAGCGGATGCGCTGCTCGGGCCCACGAACAAGGCATCCGACGCCTTGGACAAGCTGGCAACCAGTTCGACTAGCACCGCAAGCGGTCTCGCCAGCGGGCTCGGCAGCCTTACCGGCGTGACCCAATCGACCATGCAGGCGCTGGAGCAGTTCGGTATCGGCGCCGGCAATCTCGGTTCAATGCTGCAGAACCTGATGAACACAGGCGGCGGCTTCGGAGGCAACTGGTTCTCGAACCTCGCTGGCATGTTCGGCGGGTCAGGGGGCGCGCTCAACTACATGAACAGCATCTCGCCAGCAGCGACGGCGAATATCCTGAAGGGCGGCGTCGGTCTGTACGCCAATGGTGCGCCCTTCTCGGCTGGTAATGTGATCCCATTCGCCAATGGCGATGTCTTCTCGTCTCCGGCTTTGTTCCCGATGTCCGGCGGAAAGACCGGGATGCTCGGTGAAGCTGGCCCGGAAGCCATCATGCCGCTTCGGCGGGGCAGTGACGGGAAGCTCGGTGTTGCGGCTCAGACTGGCTTCACAGCGGCTCCCGGCATCAGCGCCGGACAGATCGAAAGCATCGTCGGAGCGATCAGCAAGAAGCTCTCACTGAACGTCAAGAATGTGACTGTCCTCGATCCGTCAGTCGTCGGCGACTACCTGCGCACCGATGAAGGCGAGCAGGTGGTCATGAACATCATCCGGCAAAACAGGGCGGCCTAAATGGCATATCTCCACGACCGCGTTTTGGACAACGGCCTGACCGTCCTGACCACCGAGACCAAGGCCGTCCATTTCTGTTCCGCGCAGCCGGCAACCTATGCGGAGGCAACGACAACGCTGTCGCTGGGGAGCAAGGCAACGCCAACGGTAGGTTCCCCGTCGGCGAGGCTGCCCAATGGCCGCAAGGTGACGGTGGCGGCGATCAGCGATGCCAATGCGACGGCTGCGGGCATCATCTCGCATTACGCCTTGGTTGATACCACCAACTCGCGGCTTCTGGCGGCTGGCTCATTGTTGGCCGCCAAGAGCGTCACTAGCGGCGATAAGATCACCTCTGCCGCATTTGACATCGGCATTCCTGGGCCCGCCTGATGGCCACGGTAGACGTTTCCCCGGTTGGTATCTCGACCGGGGCACCACTTCTTGATTCGATGTCGGACGGCGTGTTTGTGGCGCCCGTTGGAATCGTGGCCGGCCCTCCCGTCCTCGATAGCGCCAACGTCGTCGTCCTGCCAGAGCTATGGGGCTTTCACGCCATGGTGCCGGTCACCGAGACGCTTGAATGGCTAACCGACGTGCTCGGCAGCCGTACCGGTGAACAGCGCATCGCATTGCGGAGCGCGCCACGGCAGACGTTCTCGTTCAGCGTGCGGCTTTCGGATGCTGAATATGCAAGGGCGAGGGGATTCGCACGGCGACGGGCCCATACCATCGTTGGCGTTCCGGTCTGGGCCGAGGCGATCAATCTTGCCGTCGGTGTGGCTGCCTCAGACAGCAGCATTGCAATGGATACCACCTCCGGCGACTGGCGCGTCGACGGCGGTGTGGTGATCTGGGAAAGCCCCGACAAGTTCGTCGTCACCCGGATTGTCTTGGTCGCGGCCGGCTCTCTTGGCCTCCTTGCACCGGTCGGCGTTGATCTGCGCAAGCCGAAGATTATCCCGCTGCGCTCCGCACTGGTGCCGGAAGGGTTCTCGGTCGATCGGCAGGCCACCTACAGCGACGTCGGGGTGAAGTTCCTGGTCACCGACAATATCGACCTGGCGGCCTCCTACGTCTCCACCTATCCGAAATATCAGGGGCTCGACGTGGTGACCGAGGCGCCGGTCCTAGTGGCCGACGTCTCTGACAGCATCGTCCGATCGATGGACCTGATCGACAACGGGACTGGACCCGTCGTGGTCGAGACCCTGCGCAACTACGTAGACTTCGGCCAGACCGTCTCTTTCATGGAAAGCCGCCCCTCTGGCGTCTGGAAGCGCCGCAAGTGGCTGCATTCGCTCCGGGGCAAGCAGAAGCCGTTCTGGCTGCCGACATTCAACCGTGACCTCTCCTTGGCGGCGTCGGCGACCTCTGGCGCCACCACGATCCAGGTCAAGGCAAACGGTCCCGTCGCCAATCTGATCAACCGGCATGTGATGTTCCACCTCACGGATGGAACGCGCCTGTTCCGGCAGATCGCGAGTGCGACGGTGATCGATCCCGACACGACCGAAATCATCATCTCGAGCGCGCTGGGGCGAGCCGTAGCCCCCAAGGACATTGCGATGATCTGCTTCGTCTCAAAGGTCAGGCTGAACGCCGACGCCGTGACGATCAGCCATCAGTTCACCGCCGATTCCGTCGTCAACATCCCCGTCATGGAAGTCCCGGCATGAGCTACGACACGCCGGAAACATCGGTCGACCAGGGCCAGCCGTATTTCCTCTATCTGTTCGACAATGGCGTGTCGCAGGTCAGGCTGGCGTCCGATGCGACCGATCTGAGGAAAGATCCAGAACTCTCCGGCGAGGCAAAGACCTGGACGGGATCGCCGATCAAGCATGAAAATATCAAGCAGACCGGCAACATCGAGAAGAACTACGTCGATCTGATCTTTCCTTTATCGGACCCCTACGGCCGCACGCTGCTCTCGCCCGCGCCTCAGATCACCACCGTCACGATCTGGCGCGGCCATCACACGGACCTGTCGGAGCAACACCGCGTCGTCTGGAAAGGCCGAATTGTCGGCACCAAGGAAGTCGGGCAGACGATCAGGGTGACGGTCGAGAGTATTTTCACCTCGATGCGCCGGCCCGGCTGCCGGGCACGCTATCAGCGGACCTGCCGGCATGCGCTCTACTTCCCCGGCTGTGATCTGAACATCGCCGATTTCAAGGTACCGGCGACAGTGACGGCGGTGAACAGCCTTGCCCTGACCGTGGCCGCTGCTGCCTCGAAAGAGGACGGCTACTACAAGGCCGGCGTTGTCGTCTTCAACGGCCTCTTCGGCTGGGTCGAGAAGCATGTCGGCAACCAGCTGACGCTGGTCACTTCGATCAACGGGCTGGCCGAAGCGGTGGCCAAATCCGGCTCGGCCGCAGTCGAAATCGCGCCGGGCTGCGATCTCTCGAACAAGACCTGCAACGCCAAATTCAACAACCGGCTGAACTTCGGCGGCTTTCCTTACATGACCGACGAAAACCCGTTCTCGATCAGCATCGTCTGAGGTACAGCCGACATGTTCTGGAACCTCGTTATCGGGCTGGCGTCCTTTGCGCTCAACCTGATCCTGACGCCTAAGCCGCAGGATGCGAAGCCGGCATCCCTTTCGGACTTCAAAGCACCGACGGCGGATGAAGGCCGTGAAATCCCGGTTGCCTTTGGCACCAATGATTTCGCCGATCCGAACGTGGTTTGGTATGGCGCGCTTGGCACGGATGCGATCAAAGGACCGCGCCGCTATGGCTTTTTCGGGCCGCGCCAGACGCTCGGCTACAAGTATTACCTCGGCATGCATCTGGGCCTCTGCCACGGCCCGGCAGACGAGCTCCAGGAGATCCGCGTCGGCGATAAGGTAGCGTGGAAGGGTGCTTTCCGCGGCGGGCGGATGGGGATCAACAAGGAGAACCTGTTCGGCGGACAGGACCGCGAAGGCGGCATTTCTGGCAAGCTCGATGTTGAGATGGGCACCCAGGATCAGGGCCGGAATGACTATCTTGTTTCCAAGCAAGGTCCGGATACGCCCGCCTATCGCGGCATCGTCGGTATCGTTCTGCGCGGCGTGTATCTCGGCACCAGCCCTTACATCAAGCCGTGGGCGTTCAGGATCAAGCGCATCTTCAAGCGTTCCGATGGCTCCGCGCAGTGGTATCCGCAGACGGCAGAGGTTGCTGCGCCGATCGACACGACGAAAGGCAATCCCGGTCTTGACCTTGGGATTCACATCGGCAGCAGCAGCAATTGGGATACCTACGGAGATTATATCCTCTGGGCGAACTATAACGGCGGCGCGATCGTCTGGTCGATCCAGACTGGCAAGCACATCACAATACCTCAGGAGGGTGCCTGGGAGATTGGTGATCGCGGCCACATCACCGGCGATATGGAGATCGTGCTGCAGCAAGGGGGCGGCCCTGCCGGAACCTCTCTAAAGTTCTATAAGCCGGACACGGGCACTCTGGTTCAAAGCATCGAGATCCCCGGAAGCCATGGCAACTATGGCTTCCTGATGGACGACATTGAAGCGGAAGATGCCAAATGGGGGATGGCAAGAACCCGCGGGTTCAGCACCGACCTTAATCGGTGGAACCTCCTGAAAAAGGAGGCCGGCGGCGCTTGGTCTCTTGCATGGTCTGAAGCCGGAACCAGCGAGCGGCTGAATTCGATCTCCATGGGGCGCAACTACGCCTATTGCGCCCTTTCTGATGATCCATCCAAAATCGTCCGCGTGGCGTGGCCCTCCTTCGCGGAGAATATCGTCACGCCTGCTGGGCTGACGGCTGACATACGCAGCTGCCACTATTCCCGCGACACGGACGAAGTCATCATCGTCTGCTCAAACGGGGATATCCGCGTCTATTCCGCTGACCTCTCAACGCTCAAAAGGTCGGCTCCTGGAATCGTAAGCGGCAGCAGCACGAGTTTCTTGACCTCTAAGCGGATGAAAAGTGGCCCGGGGACCATTGGTCTTTTCATCAACGCATCTGGCGCAGTGAGAATCCACCAGATCGGCGTATCGACGCTGGAAATTCTGCACACAACGATTGTCGCCAGCACCAATTTCGTCGGGAAAAACGACCCTTCGCTCGGCTCCGGCGGAGTGGGGTTCAACGAAGAGCATGGCGGCATCCTGGTAACTGGCGGCCCCCTTCGCTCCCTCTTCTGGTACTTCACCGGTGCCTCATCCGGCGACATGAACCCGGCCCACATCATTCGCGAGTGCCTGACCGACAGGACGTGGGGGATGGGCTACAATGACGCCGACATCGACGATGCGAGCTTTCGAGCGGCGGCGGATATCTTCTACGCCGAAGGCTTCGGTCTCTCGCTGAAATGGTATCGCCAGGAGGCAATCGAGGACTTCGTTTCCCGCATTCTGGCGCATGTCGACGCCTATCTCTTCGTCGATCGCTCGACCGGCAAGTTCAGGCTGAAGCCGATCCGCAAGGACTACGACATCAACACCATTCCGGTGATCAATGAAGATGTCGTGACCGACTGGACCGAGATCGAGCGGCGCCAGACCGCTGAAGCGGTCAATCAGGTCATCGTCAACTATTACAACCGGGAGAAGCGCAAGACCGGTTCCCATGCCGTGACGAACATTGCCCAGGCGATGCAATCGACCAGCGGCATCGTTTCCACAAGCCGCGAATACCCCGGCATCAACCATCGTGACCTCGCAATACGAGTGGCGACGCGCGATGTTCTCTCGCTTGGTGCCGGGATCATTTCAGGTCGCATTTCGTGCAAACGCACCGTCGAGAAGTTGAACCCTGGAGATCCATTCCGGCTCGTATCTGACCGGCACTCGCTTTCCGGGCAGGTCATGCGCGTGGTCGACCAGGACTTCGGTGATGGGCGATCGAACAAGATCGTCATGAAGTTCGTGCAGGACGTGTTCAATCTCGGCGCTGCGGTTCTGGTGGATAGTTCTGCCGAGGATGTTCCGGACACCCCCACGGCACCGGTATCGCCGCGGCTGGTCTGGGAGATGCCTTATCGAGAACTTCGGCAGATGATCGGCGACTCCGATCTGGCCGCCATGCTTTCTGCCGATCCGAAAGCCGGCTTGCTCCAGATCGCAGGCGGGAGGCCGTCAGGTGACGCACTCAATGCCATAATCCAGGTTGGCGGCGGCAGCACCTACCGCGACGCGGGCTCTCTCGACTTCGCACCCAGCGCGGTTCTGGATGCGGCAATCTCCGCTGACGCAACCGACGTTGCCGTGTCCGGTGAAATCGGGCTCGGAAATGTCTCCATCGGCTCGCTGGCGGTGATATTCGGCGAAACCAGGACAGAGGTCGTGCGCATCGATGCAATAGGCAGCGGCACGATCACCATTGCGCGCGGCTGCCTTGATACGGTTCCGCGCAGCCACACCAAGGGTACCGCAATCCTGTTCTTTGACGACTTCTCAGAATCGGATTTTCAGAAGCGGACGAACGGTAACAATGTGTCGGTACGGCTTCTCACCGTTACAAGTCGCGATGTGTTGGAGGAAATCGAGGCGCCGGTCGATACGGTGACTTTCGCCAACCGAGCCGTTCGCCCATACAGACCCGCCAATGTGAAGGTGAACGGCAGTTCGGCGGGTCCAGTTGATGCAATCTCGATCGATCCAATTCCCGTTACCTGGGCGAGGCGGAACCGGCTGACAGAGGCAACTCCGATTGATTGGACCGCTGCCGATCAGACGCCAGAAGTAGGGCAGACAACATCCGTAACGCTGACCGATCTGAGCGGTACTGTGCTTCGCACCTACTCCGGGATTACGGGAACCTCGCAGAACGTTGCCAAGGCCGATTTCGGCGCGGTTGAGCAGGGCTACATCGTCGTTTCGGCCGAGAGAGATGGGTACTCGTCGTGGCAGTCACGCCGACTCCAAATCGTTCTCTCGACGCCAGGCCCCTCGGACATTCTCATCTCGAACGACACGGTTTCGGTCAGCGCCACGTCGGGATCTGTCGTCGGCAAACTCTCAACGGTCGGTGGGGCTGCACCTATCACGTTCGAGATCACCACTTAAAGGACATGCAAGATGACGGTCTTTTTTCAGGGCGCTGAGTTGCAGGACTTTCCAGTCAAAGTCGGGAATGTCTCGCATAGCACGAATGCTGGGTCCTACAATGCCAGTAACGCACGCTGTTCCATCAACGTGGCAGGTGCCGCTGAGGGAACAAACTATCTCGAGACCAGCACGTATTCATCGGCAGAACTTTGGTTTCACGCCCTGGTGAACTTCGGCAGTACGACACCATTCAATCTGAATTTCCTGAAATGGTATTCAGGTGGCGCGGAACGTCTGGCTCTTAGATTCTCACAGAGTTCCCCAGCGCGCCTTGAAATCCGCAAGCTCGACGGAACGTATTCCTCACTTGGCGTTTCCGGCGATGTCACAATCGGTGCCGCTCAAAGCTTTAAGCTCGACATTCTCGTAAAGCTCGGCAACCCAGGAAGTGTTCGCGTCTATCTCGATAATATTCCGGTCATTGCCAACGATGCCGCCAATCTAACTTGGAGTGGCGTCTCGGTGCTGGACAAAATGCGGCTCGGAAACATTGATACATCAATGTCCAGCGGCGCGGTGAGGTGGTCAGAAATCATCGTTGCTGATTGGAACACAATCAATTCGAAGCTCGTAACCAGAATCCCAAACGCAAACGGGACATACTCGGAATGGTCTGGAGCCGGATACACAGCGCTCAACGAACTGACGCCGGCTGCTACCTATATGACCAGTGGCACGGCTGATCAGCGGGTTTCCGTTGGCCTCACCTCGTTCCCAGCGCTCGCGGGCGGGGAGAGGATCGAGAGGGTACAGGTCGCGGCCAATGCTCTGCGCGACGCGTCTGGCCCACAGAAAGAGAACATTTTCTACCGAGTGGCTGGTGCCGACAACCACAGGAGCGACCGTACGCTGACGGTATCTGCTGCCGACTATACCGAAGCATGGGACATGTCCCCCGCTACATCGACGTATTGGACGCCAACGGAACTCAACGCATCAGAGCCGGGCATGCGGTCGAGGGCATAAGCCATGGGTGTCAGCCTCGACAAACTCCACGGTACAGCGGCCTATCGCGACCAGAACGCCAGCGATTTCGTCGACAAGCAGCGGCTTGAAAAGCTGCATGTCACGGCAATCTACCGAGACACCAAGGCCGGATATACCAATCAGGTCCTGTTCGACAAAGTCCACGTCACCGCTGTTTACAGATTTCAGGCGGCGGCGTTTTCAATCGTTGGCGATGAACTTCGAGTTGCTGGTGGACTAACGGTCGGCACGCACAACGTCACAGTCAAGGCGACGGACGCCAACGGCAAGAGCTTCACAAAGGTGATCCCGATCACCGTAACGCCGTGAGGTGGTAATCGCCCGCCTCGGCAACATGCGGCCTTGGTGGATCAAATCTAACCCTTAAATGATCGGAAAGCGTCACATAAGCATACACGCCGATGGAAACACCAGTGGCAAACCACACCGCATGAAGCGTGAACCTCTTGCTCTTCGCCGACCACATCGGATTGCATCTCCTCAAGGTGCGAAAGGACCCGGCTCTCGAAGCGGCCACCGATGAAAATAGCCTTTGATGCTTCGATCGCCGAGTCCTCTGGTTCCGGGGCGGAACCATGCCAGCACGGGGCAGTTCATGAAAACCCGTGCCAACCGAAGGAGCCTCCCTGATTCTCAAAGCGGGGAGACTTAGATAACGCTGTTACCCCGGGCTGCAGGTGCTGCCGGCGGCACCATTGGTGCCCAATTTGGTGCAAAGGCCGGAGAACTGGTTGCCAACCCAGCCGCCGATCGCGATGATCGCGGTGATGGAGGCAGCAGCGACGATGCCGATCAGAATCGAGTATTCCACCATAGCAGCGCCGTCTTCTTCTTCACGGAACTGCCGAGCAATGCTCATGAGCTTGTTCATTCGAGATCCCCTGATTTAAACCCAACGCAATACGAGATGGGAGGTCCCCCGTTTCTCGTGATTGTGATCATATGACTGCGATTATTTTGCCGTCAACTGCATCTTAAGGGTTTGTTAACCGATAGGTACTTAGCGCGAAAACATGCGTTGTCTCCAGCGCCATGAAATTGCTCACGAATTTGGCAAATTAACTGTTTCTTAAGAAGAGCGTTTCGGCGGCAATGCTTGCAGGTCTTCCGCCTATTCTTTGGCCGTAGCCAGCCCGCCAAGTACTCACCCAAAAGGATCAAGCAATGCGTCTCGCACCTAACTGGCGGGCGGTGCTTCGGCATGCCTGGAGCGTCCGGCTCATCGCATTGGCGGCGCTGCTGTCCGGTCTCGAGGTCGCATTGCCGTTCCTCGACGGATTCCTTCCCATCCCTACCGGCGTCTTTGCCGGCCTTTCAGCACTCACCACGGCGGCGGCATTCATCGCCCGCCTTGTCGCGCAATCCAAAATCTCAGGAGATCCAGAATGAGCCGCTTGAAGAAGAGCGGGGCCTTGCTGGCCGCCGCTGTGGCCCTTGTTGGCTCATGGGAGGGCCTGCGGACCGTTGCCTACCGTGATGTGGTAGGCATCCCAACTGTGTGCTTCGGGGAGACCCGTGGCGTGAAGATGGGCGATCGGTACACCGTCGATGAATGCAAGGCGATGCTGGGCGATGCCTTGGTCGAGTTTGAGACCGGCATGCGCCGGTGCCTGAAAGCGCCTGACGCGATCCCTGCCAAGTCCTACGTGGCTTTCCTCTCGCTATCCTACAACATCGGCACGACTGCTTTCTGCGGCTCCACCGTCGTGCGCCGGGCCAATGCTGGCGATATCCGCGGCGCCTGTGATGCCATCTCGGCATGGAACCGGGCCGGCGGTCGCGTTGTCCAAGGGCTTGTCAACCGCCGTGCCGAGGAGCGCCGCATCTGTCTCGAAGGAGTAACGCTATGATCGCCCGATCAGCTTGGTTTTGCCCATCTTGCCAAAAGCATCACGCGCCGCACGTCGAGACGTGTCCTGGGCCGGTCGATGCGATCAGCGCGACGCCGATGCCGACCTACCCACTGACGATCCCATACAGTCCGGCACCATACCCTGACTACCTGAAACGTTTGAATGTGACGAACCCGTGCGACTGCAAGGGCGCATGCGGGAATGTGGCCTGCCCGAACCGACCGCAAATATGGTCTGGCATAGCACCCACGACTGCCACTGGTGTGGTTCAATGATCTCCACCATCGCCCGCGCGCTCGGGCTCAACGCGCTCGCCGTCTACGCCATCATCGCCGTGGCCCTGATTGGCTCTGTCTGGGGCTACGGGCATCTCCGATACCGCGCCGGCCTGTCCGAGGGTGCGCTCACTGAACAAGTCAAATGGCTCGACAAGATGGCCGAGGTCCGGGCCGAAAACGAGCGCAAGCGGCAGGCTGCTCAGGCCCAGATCAATCGCATCGAATCCGAATTCCTTTCCCAGCAGAAGAGGGCCGCCGAAGCGGAAACAGCCCTAGAGGAGATCATTCATGAAATTGAAACTGATGCTCCTCTCGGGGCTCTGCTTCCTCGCAAGCTGTCAAACCAACTCAACGCCACTGGTCGTTGAGCCTCCCAATCTGGCGAGCGTCCCGATGTCGCTGAAACAGGAATGCCAGAGCGTCGTCGACATTCCCAATCGTGACCTGACCGTGTCCGAGGTTGCCCGTCTCTGGGGCAAGGATCGGCTGGCGCTTGGGGAATGTGCTCGACGTCATGACGGGCTGTCCAAGGCCGTCGAAGCTCTTGAGGGGCAGGGCAAATAATCAAGAGCGGGCCGGGTGGCTGTTAGCGCAGCCGCACCGACCCTGACCAGCAATGATCTACCGGGATCACCGTGGCTGTAACAGGCGATAGCCGCCAATGGTTCCCTTTTCATTAAGCGCAGCACAGGGACCTAGACGCCATGAGCGATACCACAGACACCCGCGACCGCGTTATTCGCCTCGAGGCTGAGGTTGCCCACCAGACCAAGACCATCGAGGCCATGGACACCAAGGTCACCGAAATGCATGACCTTCTGATGGCTGCCAAAGGCGCCCGGTGGGCCATCATCGCCGCAGCATCTGTCGGCGGGTTCATCGCCGCAAAGCTCTCCTTCTTCTTTCCCTGGTTCCCCAGCAAATAAGGAGTTCGGCATGACCACGACACGGGCATTGATCTTCTCTCTGTCCATGCTTGTCCTGTCCATCGGTGGTTTGTTGTTCATGGCGGCACAGGCGAAGGCACAGCGGGCCTCATGCTTTTATCTGGAGCGGATCATCAGCGACTTGCATGAACTGCGCGGCGAGGAACTCGCTTGGTCCGGCACTCAACGGGTCAACGGCGCGACGATCCGCACGATGCTGTTTCAGTCTCCTCATCTGACGTGGACGCTGGTCGTCTCTCAGCACACGACCGGTTGCATCATCGGTCAGGGCTCGGGCGCCAGTCCCGTTATCATCGGGAGGGATGCCTGATGGCCAACCCCGACGGTGTGACCAAGACCGACCCCGAAGACCTCCTCCGAATCCGCCAGCTTCTCCCAGAGTTCACCCGCCTCGATCAGTCCGTGAATTACAACGGCCTGGCGAAAGCTGCCGGCATAAACCGGATGACAGCCAGGCGGCGGATCCAGATGATCACGGAAGCCGACAGGAAGACCAATCAGGAGGCGTATACTCCTGACGTCGAGCCGGACACCTTTAAGGCGCGCGTCCGCGTCAGGGCCTACAATCCGAACGTGGTCAAAGACATCCCGGCCCGCAAGGTGATCGCCATCGGCGACCTGCATATCAAGCCGGGCATGGATTTCGAGCACATGCGCTGGATCGGCCGCCACGTCGCGGCAAGACGACCGGACAACGTCGTCCAGATCGGCGACTGTTTCGATATCGGGAGTTGCGAATTCCACAGCGCCCCCGGCTCTGCCAGCCAGCTAGAGCGCCCAGCCTTCCAGGACGAGATCGGAGCCGGCGAGGAGGCCTTCGACATCTACCATTCGGAGGTGGGTGCCGGCGAAATCCCCCATGACGAGATTTTCGGCAATCACGAGTTTCGCGTCTGGCGGCTCGAGGAGTTGGCGCCGAACCTTGCCGGAACGCTCACGCTGCAGCTGGAGCAGTTCTTCGCGCGCTACCGCTGGCGCACGACGCCATATCGGCATTGGCTGTTCCTGGAGGGCGTCGGTTTCACCCACGTCCCGCATTCGATCATGGGCAAGCCAATCGGCGGTCGCTACCCAGAGAACACGATCGGCAACCAGGCCACGCATTCCATCGTATTCGGGCATACCCACCGCAATAACCACGTCACGGTGCCAAAGATCGGCATCAACAACTCGATCACGATCACCAATCTCGGAAGCGCAATGCCGTATGGCTACACGCCGAAATACACGGACGGCGCGACGACCGGCTATACCTACGGCATTCACGAGCTTCGGCTGCGTGGTGGTCGCGTCGAGTCGGACAAGTTCATTTCCATGCTGGAGCTTGAAGAGCTCTACGCGTGAACTGGCTGCTGTTCCTGCTCATCCGCTGGAACATCCATAGATATGAGACCAAGAGGCGTAGATGAACCGTTGCCTCATGCTGCCGCGGGTATGGCAGCCGCGTGATCCAGAAACCGTATGCACCCGAATCCAAACAGAAGGACCGAGCGTCTATTTCGAGATCACGCTGACGCCAGAAGAGGCCGAGGCCCACGCGCTAGACCTCCTCAACGACGCGCAGCGAGCGAAGCAGGCAAGGGCATCAAGGATATGGCGGGAGGCGATAGAGGATAGGCCCCCGGCAGACTGA